TTCAACGAATCCGCCGAGATCTCCGGCCTTAACCTCGCCGAAGTCCTTGAGAGCGCGTATGCGGTAGAGTGTTCGTGTACCGACGCTGATACTTTCGTTTGTGAGTTCGTACTTCATGCTGTTCTCCTTTGAGTGTTTTTGCTAGGTGATGAATACATACTCTCATCTCGTAACCTACCCGTCAAGTACTTACTTGTAAAGCCTAGGTAACGATCGTGTTTGGTCCCGGTTGAAATTCTTCAGTCCAAGTGGGGTTCTCGGCGTAGTCAAATTCTTCTTCGTTATATTTGTTCATCGTGCGCATCCCCCGTAGCATGATTCCGGTACACATTCTCCACAGTCTTCACAAGTCTCTTTTTCGCAAGAGCATCCACACTTCGTACAACATTCTAAGCAGTCCTCTAGGTCAGTACCCTTTGATACTTCACAACGGTACTCGGCCGGTTCGTCGATTCCAGTTCCCTTAATCTTTTCAAATTCACATGACATGTTAGACGCCTCCGTATGTGCCGACCTTGCGACGACGGGAGCTAAAAGTATAAGGCGATTGTTGGGTCTTATCCATAGCCTGCTGCTGCATCCGTAATGAGTAAGCCTCAAAGAACTTGTCTTCAATCGTTTTACGGAACGGCGAAGAGAGGAAGAACTGATTCATTTTAGTTAGCACGTTATGTCCCCTTCGTAGACCTTAGCGTCACCGCAGACCTGAGCGGCACCGTAGATCTGAGCGTCACCGAAGGCCTGAGCGTCACCGTAGACCTCAGCGGCACCGTAGACCTGAGCGTCGCCGTAGATCTGGGCGGCACCGTAGACCTGAGCGTAATCGTGGACCTGAGCGTCGCCGGAGATCTTAGCGTCGCCGCAGACCCAAGCGGCACCGTAGATCCACGCGTCGCCTGAGACCCAAGCGTCGCCCCCCTGGGAGAGGTTACGTTCATATTCAACGAATCCGCCGAGATCTCCGGCCTTAACCTCGCCGAAGTCCTTGAGAGCGCGTATGCGGTAGAGTGTTCGTGTACCGACGCTGATACTTTCGTTTGTGAGTTCGTACTTCATGCTGTTCTCCTTTGAGTGTTTTTGCTAGGTGATGAATATATCTTATCCCATTCAAGTTACCCAGTCAAGTACTTACTTGTAAAGCCCTTGTATTTGACGAAGCACAATTCCTTAATGCGTATCTCGGCAATTCTCATATATCTCTAGGTTAAAATACGTGCATAGCACTAAATAAGGAGAACCAACATGGATAGCTTAATTGAGATAACTACCTGCTACTTACTTATGTTCCTTTTCAGCTTCGCAGTAGGTACCGCGCTAGAGAATGTAATCGTCCTTCTAAAGAGAAGCGTCGAAGTCGATCCGCGCTCACCAATGGACAAGCTCTTCGACGGGGGTATTGAGGTATGAATTGGCAAGGAGAGCTTCAAGAGATATGCCAGCGACAGCCGTTAGTGAGCGAATGGGGAACTTTGTACACGGTAGAAGGTGAGTACATTCGTAGGGCTACACAAGCAGAATGGGAAGAGAGTGCGGCAGAACGTGCTGTATTCGGAGGTTTTGGTTGGATCTATGTCTCCAGAGACATGGGATTCAAAAAGTGCTACGTTTTTGGAGGACCTACAAAGGTTCTTGGCGAAGACATATAGTGCGAAAGGAAATGCAATGACGAAGAAAAAATCTAAGACACAGCCCGTTACTTTCTCGGAAGAGAATACTGACGCATACTTTACTCCTGTCGAAGACATCCATAACGATGATTACTTTGCACCGATTGAAGAGGTCACTATGTCCGATCATGAACCGAACTTGTCCTTAGTTCAGCAGGCGCTCTTGAATGTCCTGCCTCGCGCCTCAAGAGCGAAGTCTCACCTTGCTTACCTTTCCCAGGAGGATTGGGCCGAAATTTTTCAAGCGTCGAAGAATAAAGTCGCGACCCTCAAAGGACTCTACCAGGCCCTCGAAGCTCAGTTCAATCTCTCACAGACCCCATTCTATGCTAATTACAAGCAGTTCTATGTCCACTACACCCGCGCTCGCAAGCTTCTGACCCTGTAAATCGTCAAAGTTGAGCCCGCTCACAAGGCGGGCTTTTCTGTCCCCTAAAGGCAAGGTCGCGAATGGCACAAATCAAAAAACCTAGGGTTCTCTTCTTCAATGCCGGATGGTCCGGTCCTTGCGTAGCCTACAGAAAGGTCATAGAGGCCTGTCTTGAGGCCTACAAGGACCAGTATCAGGCGTTGGAGTCTTATGATACGGACAGCGTCTCGGAGGCCCTTCTAAGGCAATGGCGCGTTCTTGGCGTGCCTACGACTATCGTCGTATCGCGTTATGGCAGGGAACTGATACGGCTCACAGGCTACAATACCAAAGACTACACGCTTAATGCTTTACGAAAGGGCGTACTTTAACGAAAACGCTGGCTGGTCGTCTGTGTTATATACTATAACAACCTACCAGCCTAGGAGAATATATGATACCTAAAAACGCTAAAGTCTTCCCACTCAAGCACAACTTGAAAGAACCTGCTACTATTCACGCCCACCTAGACGCCGTATTATACGATCCTGAAAAGATTGAAATCACAGATAACTACGGCATATCCCTTGACGACCAATGGCTTGTCGTAGACTTTGACTGCCCTGCCGACCATCCCGACCGTGTCACTCTCGAAGAATCTCTTGCCTCAACATGGACTCAAGCTACGCTCAAAGTCGATGGTCGTCACTACCTGTACGCCTTACCTGAGGGCTTCGCAGGCAAGAATGCAAAAATAACGGGCCGAGACGGAGTCCATATCGCTGACGTCAAAGTCAAGGGCTATATTGTGGGGCCGGGATCTCAAGTCGATAACAGGGTCTACAGCATGCTTAACACGGTAGAACCCTCCCCTGCATCGGAAACACTCCTAAGCCTCGTTCTAGCGCCTCCTAAGGCCCTTAGAAACGATTCTGAAGGGCAAGAGCAGCTATCAGGCGTTCCTAAAGGCCAACATGACAACTTCTTGCAGAGCGCAGGCGGATGGTTAAGAGACAAATGGGGCCTCGACGCCAATGCTCTCTACCGGATAGAGCGTGAAGGTTTGCTAGCCGCTCTTAAGGACCCCGACCCAAGTGACCCATACACCGAAGAGGATAGCCTGAAGAGGGCGAAGCGACTGGCTCAACACAATACTCATGTAGACGCTAACTTCTCAATAAAGTCGCCGAACGATAGGGTCACTAACGGAGTAAATTTTAATATCCCTCCTCTGGAATGGTACATACACGGATTTATATTGAAAGGCGGGTACCTTATGACAGGTTACGCTCCGGGAGGCACAGGCAAAAGCTCCTTTGGACAGTTTTTAGCTGCTAGGGTTACTCAGAAAGGAGATAATTTTTTGGTTATAGGACATGAAGATCATCCCGACTTCTGGCGGAACTGTGCTGTAATTTCTGGAGCCGTACCAGAAAAAATATACTCTCATAATAGGGCACTATCATTGAGACTTCCTACGGCTTTGGAAGAGTTAGAGGATACCATAAAGGAGTACAGTATAAAGTTTATATGGTTCGACTCCATCAAAGATCATATGCCTCAAGGAGGTCATGGGGACGCCCAACAACAGGGAAGAGATGGTCTCGCTCCCTTAGCCGATTTGGCTACACGTACCGGATGTGCCATATTTGGAGTATTCCATTCTAACAAGAAGAACCTCCCTGGCGGTTCTACAAGCTTCCTAGACGTTGCCAGAATAACTATAGCGTTTATAAGAGAAAAAGATATGCCTCTGTTTCTGAATGTAGAAAAGGAGAATGTGTCAGCAGCTAACTACGCCCTAAGAATGATCGGAGAGAGGAAAGATCTTATAAATCCTAATAACCACTCGGAACGCTTGACAGAAATACTAGAAGACGGTACCGAAGTAACTAGGAAGTCTTGGATAACTACTTCATACGTGAAAGATTTGGAGGCAACTAAAAAAATAGCAAAGGACAAAGAAGATTCTAAAATTAAAGAGAAAGTTTTAGAAATGAGACAAGAGGGATACAACCAAAGAGAAATAGCAGAAAAACTTAAAGTATCCCAACCAACAATATCAAGAATCCTAGGAAAAGAAAAAGCAGATTATAAAATCTTGGAGGCCCCTTGACAAAAACAAAAAAAAAAGATATAATCGCGCGACCCCTAAAAATTCATTCATATATATATATAGGGGGATGAATGAATGACTAAAAGTACCCCCCCGTTCCCTCATTATAATGGAGTTGACGATGCCTAGAAATTATACGGTCAAAGATAAGCAATGGGCGGCTCTACGCCAGGACGTTTACCGGCTCAAGGGTAAGTACAAGAATGTTAGGGCAGAGACCGTCTTCGGATGGCTAAAGCCCAAGTATAAGGACTATCTCACCCACACGAGCCAGATTGAAGCTCTGTTCATCTCGTACCAGAACCGATGGAGGAAACGATGACTAACCTACGCCCCTGGCAACAGGAAGAGCTAACAAAACACTTAGGCTCTCCTAAGAGGGCCATCTTCGCGGCCCCCCGTCTTGGGAAAACGCGCATGGCGATTGAGTACCTGAAGGCCTGGAGGCCGTCTTCGTGCCTCATCACCGCTCCTAAGACAGTCTGCCCATTCTGGATTGAGGAGGCGCGTAGCCAAGGCATAACGGTGATAGACGGGTTCTCGGGGACGATCAAAAACACAGTTCGCCTTTTAAGGGCATTTCCTGACCGATGGATGGTCATCAACGACAACCGCCTTGCCGAGATACTCAAAGCAATGCCTAAGCTCACTGTAGAGGCTTTAATCGCGGATGAGAGCCATCGGTTCAAAAGCGTCTCCTCAGCCAGGGGCAAGGCCTACCGCAAGATGGCGAAGCGGGCGCGGTATGTCCGCATTCTCACCGGCACTCCTACCCTGAACAATTACGCTAACCTGTGGGGGCAAATGATGCCCTTCGACGAGGGGGACTGGTTCTCGTCCTTCCAAAAGTTCGAGCACCGACACCTTATCTGTGACCAGATGTACCGGAGCAAAGTCCTGGGATACCGGAACCTGCTTGAGCTGGAGGCCAAGCTCAAGAAGTGGGCGACGATTGTAAAACGTGAGGAAGTGTTTGGGGGAGATCAGTACCAATTTGTAGAACGTAAGGTGTTCCTACCGCCGAAAATTATGACGCTTTACAGAAAGTTGGCACAAGAATGGATAGTGGAGTTGAATGGACAAACTGTCAATGGGACACATGGCTTGACGCGCTTCCTACGCTTTCAACAGATCACCTCCGGGTTTGTGAACACGGAGAATGGATTGCAAGATGTCCACACTGCGAAGATTGACGCAGTATGTGAGGATCTTGAAGAGATCGTAGAATCAGGAGAGAAGGCTGTGATCTTTTGCAAGTATACTTGGGAAGTAGAAACGTATGAACGTGAAGTTAAGGATAGACTTAAATGCAAAGTAGTTGTGATACAAGGCTCTACCCCTATCCCGAAGAGACAAGAAGCCATTCTCCTGGTGAACACTTCAAAAGAGCCCGTTGTCTGTATTGCTCAGATACAAGCGGCGTCCACTGGAATATCTCTGGAAGGGGCCACGCATGCGCTCTTCGCCTCGGAAACCTTCAGCTATGCAGAGCAGACGCAGGCGACTGATAGAATCTACTCACCAGGCAAAAACAAGTGCGTGACTTACTACCGCGTACCCAATACCATTGACATGTACATCGCGAAGACTTTAGAACTCAAGAAAAATGTCGGAGAAACTATACAGAATCAAAAACTTGAAGATATACTTTTGGGGGGAATTTAATGAACTGGGGAGTACTGATAGGCATGTTAATTGGCTCTGCATGGCTCTTCATCACAGGAATGCTTTTGATATCCTGTCTAAAATGAATACGTGCAATCTCTGTTCGCTGTCTCAGCAGTGCCTCTCTCCTGTACTCAAAACGGAAGTGAAAAAGTGTGAAGTTCTTATCGTATGTGATCAACCGGACAGTAAAGCGGACTTTGAAGGTGAACCGTTCTCAGGTCCGTTGGGGAATCTTTTGCGAAGTTGTATCCAAAAGGCTAACCTCCATACCGACGAATTTAATGTTGTGTACGCAGTCAAGTGTGCGCTACATGGCCGTGGTCAAACACTGCCTCTCGTTTCAATCGAGGCGTGTCGCAGTTATCTCAAGGAAGAGATTGATCGTTGTAGACCTCGGTACATTCTCTGTCTTGGGGATGTCGCGCTACGCTCTGTCACGAAAAGATCGGGCGTACGGAACAATCGGGGATCTGAGCTTCAAACTATACCTGAACTGAACACAGACGCAAAGGTATTCTGTACCTACAGCATAGAATACTTAGCACAGAACAGTAACTTAGAGCGTACAGTAGTTTCTGATATGAGACGGTGCGTCAAACAATCAACGGATACAAATGTTCCATGGAAAATGTGGGAAGGAGAAAAAATAGATGGTCATTTACTTGCCTACGATATCGAAGCGATCGACGAAGATGGAGAATTCACGGATTACCCAACACAAATTGCCGTGGCTAATGAAGAAATGTGTTTCGTTAGCAGAGACGTATCCAATTTGGGAGGTACGCTCGTCGGGAGAAATAATGTGGGGCACAATGCTTTTCATTACGATGGCCCCATGCTTCGGAAGTTCGGTCTTGGAGTTACAGATCATCACGATACCATGTATATGGCGTTTTTCATGGATGAGACTCAGCCTAGGGGGCTGGAAGCTTTAGCAGTAAAATACCTCGGAGTTCCGGGGTGGAAAGAAGCATTCAATGCTAAACTCGGATCAGAAGAATTTTATTTCTACAACGCCAGGGATACATGGTATACCATGCAGTTATTCCTGCTGTTCAGGAAAGAGTTATCTAAAGATAAACGGTACTACCTCATCGAAAACCTCATACACCCGACCAGAAGAATTCTTGATGACATGTCTAGCCGAGGGGTTTGTCTTGATAGCGCGTACATCCTTGATACTAAGAAGAGGGTATCTCTGGCTCTTGCGGAAAAAGAGCTAACGGTCCGTCGAATGATGCAGACGCTCATACATGACATTGACCAGAAGAAAATTAACCCAAACTCGACCCTGCAAATAGCCCAATGTCTGAATACTCTTCACTGCGTTCTGCCGACCACAGACAAGGGCCACCCCGTGACGTCGAAGGACGTGCTGCAGGACTACAAACACATTCCATTCGTGAAGAACCTCCTAGAATACCGAGAGCAGGCGAAGGTATTATCGACCTACGTCAAGCCGTACGAGAAGCTCTCCCAGGAGGGGGACGGGAAGGCTCACCCCGAGTACAAGATGGTCTCTGTAGAGACTGGCCGCACTTCTGCAACCAAACCCAACGTGCAGAACCTAGATCGTGAATTGAAAGGGTTTTTCTGTGCTCCTAAAGGTAAAGTACTCGTTTCAGTTGATTACAATGCTATCGAATTTCGGATAGCCTCAAGGCTTGCTGGAGAACGTAGCATCTTATCTAGATTCAAAGAAAATCCGTCATGGGACCCCCATATGTATTTTGCAGGAGTATTCTTCAAAAATGAGGCAATTAAATCCGTTGACCTGTGGGCTATGTTATGCGGTTTGCCAACCAACTGGGTCGGCGCAAAAATTCTGTCCTCCCTGTTCTCGTGCATACGAGAAGAGGATGAAGCGCGAGAGATACTTGAGCACGTACAAAGGGAGGGTTGGGATGGGGAGTGGAAACTATCCTCACTCACAGGGAAAAGAACACCATTGCTACAAAGATGGGACAAATGTGTACAAGCGTTCTCGGAAGAAGAATTGCGAGAATTGCGGAATTTCGGAAACCTTTACGAAGTCAAACAATCCCAAATACAAGCACGGTACTTTATCGAATCTGCTTGTTCATCACAAAGACCACAATCGGAAAAACAACATGGATTCAAATCTTCAGACGCTTTGTCGGCGCTGTCATCAAATACATCACCTATCAGATACACCGAAAAAAATTTATGGGGTTATAACCGACAAATAGCCAAAAGTTGTAATTTTTCTCAAATTTACTGTGGTAACGGGTTCACGTTATACGAGTATGCAAAGAAACAGGGAGTAGAACTCAATCTTTACCTATGCGAAAAAGTTCATGAAGAATGGCACAACACTTTCCCAGGATTTGAAAGGTACTACAATGAGCGAAAATCAGAGATACTACAAACAGGGCAAATTGCATGCCCGACTGGCTTCGTTAGGCACTTTGGGGACCCAGAGCTTATTCGGCAGAATTATGGCCATAAGTTCTTTGGGAAGCTACGTCAAGCCGTCAACGTCCCAGTACAGAATCTTGCAGCGCACATTGCCTTTTTAGCAATGAAGCGACTACAGGAATTGAAATTCCCTATGGTTCTTTTTGTGCATGACTCGATCTCGTTTGAGCTGGACGATGACGAGAATCTCGAAGGCAAAATTAAGGAGATTGAACAGGTCATGTGTCATTACCCAGTGAAAGCTCTTAAAGACGAGTACAACGTCATCCTTGAAGTCCCACTTATGGTGGAGAGCACGGTGAAAAGGAATGGCCCGTAGATACTCCAGTGCGCCCGAGACATTTGAATGGTGTCCCAAAACTCGAAGTCAGATCACCTTGCGCGACACTATCCGAAAGAAGCGCATCACATTAGCGGTAGGTCCTGCCGGTACAGGTAAGACCTTCGTTACCGTCTGTGTGGCCTTTGAGGAGTTGTTCGCTCGGCGCGTTAGCGGTATAATTGTATCCCGGCCTTTGGTACCCGCAGGACGCGAGTTCGGATTTCTACCCGGCACCCTCGAAGAGAAGATCAGCCCCTTCCTCGCACCTATTCACGAAACGATCTTAGACCTCAACCTGCCGAATACGCAGAGCATCCTAGAAGGGCTTGATGATACGATTGAGTGCGTGCCTCTGGAGTTAATGCGCGGGAGAACCTTTACGGAAAAGTTTATCATCATCGACGAAGCGCAGAACGCGACACCAAAACAGATAGAAATGGCAATGACTCGTCTCGGACGCGATTCAAGAATGGTCTTTTGTGGAGACATTAACCAAACAGACTTGCGCGTAACCAACGGCCTACTCGTCGCACTGAACCTGTTCAAACTTGAAGAAGAGTTTGGTATCGTGAAATTTGGGCTTGAGGACATTCAGCGAGAGGGAATAACGAGAACCGTTATCGAAAAATTTGGAGAATACTTTGAAAATAGATTATAGCCGAAACGCTGCTCTGACCGAACTCGGAAACAAAACCCTTGAGCGGTCATACCTCCTACCGGGAGAGACTCCACAAGACTGTTTCGCCCGAGTAGCGAAAGCGTTTGCCGACAACGAAGAGCACGCTCAACGTCTTTACGACTACATGTCGAACTTCTGGTTCATGCCCGCTACACCTATTCTGTCCAATGGTGGCACAGATCGCGGCATGCCTATCTCGTGCTTCCTGAATGAGGTCCCAGACTCGCTGGAAGGCATTGTAGACACCTGGAATGAGAACGTCTGGCTATCGGCCAAAGGAGGAGGAATTGGAACCTATTGGGGAAATGTTAGATCAGTTGGTGAGTCGGTTAAGCGATCAGGAGAAACTTCGGGAGTTATCCCTTTCATCCATGTTCAAGATTCGCTCACGCTTGCGATTTCTCAAGGGTCTCTCCGAAGAGGGGCTGCAGCGGTATATCTCCCTATTAACCATCCTGAAATCGAGGAGTTCCTAGAAATACGAAAAACTTCCGGGGACTTCAACCGGAAAGGATTGAATCTAAATCATGGCATTATTATTACTGACGATTTCATGTGTGCCGTTCGTTCTGGCTCCGTTCATTATTTACGCAGTCCCCTCACTAAGGAGATACTTAGAACTATAGATGCTAGAGAACTATGGCAGCGTATACTCGAAACACGCCTTCAAACTGGAGAGCCTTACCTCATCTTCATCGACACGGTGAACAAGAGCATCCCTCAGCATCACAAGGCTCTCGGCCTCATGATCAAGACATCTAATCTATGCAGCGAAATCACTCTGCCCACCAATGCAGAGCGAACAGCTGTATGCTGCCTAGCGTCCCTGAACCTAGAAAAATGGGATGAATGGCAGGACTCAGACATCGTTGAGGACGTACTCCGCATGCTCGACAACGTGCTCACAGATTTCGTCGCGAAGGCAGGACCGGCGCACAGCAAAGCGGCTTACAGCGCGAAGCAAGAGCGTTCTGTAGGACTTGGGGTAATGGGTTTCCATTCGTTCCTACAGGTTAGGGGGATACCGTTTGATAGCTTCATGGCTAGGTCTTGTAACAACCATATGTTTCGTCGTATCAGAAATGCTGCGGACGACGCCTCTGTAAAACTTGGAGTCGAGAAAGGTCCTTGCCTTGACAACATCAAAGTCGGATGTACTAGCCGATTCAGCAACAAACTTGCAATCGCTCCCACTGCCTCAATTTCTATTATATGCGGAGGAGCTAGCCCAGGCATCGAACCTTACCCATCGGTCATCTACAACCATAAAACCCTCTCGGGTAACGTCATCGTCAAGAACAAGTATTTCGAGAGGTTACTCGAAGATATCGGACGAAACACTCAAGAAACGTGGTCCTCAATTATCGAAAAAAAAGGCTCCGTCCAGCACTTAGCCTTTCTACATAAGGAAGACAAGGACATATACAAAACAGCGTTCGAGATCGACCAACGATGGATAATCGACATGGCGTCAGATCGTCAACGGTATATCTGTCAGAGCCAGTCCCTCAACCTATTCCTTCCCTCGAATATCAGTAAGAGAGATCTCCATAAAATACACTTTTCCGCTTGGGAGAAGGGTGTGAAATCTCTCTACTACGTACGATCGAAATCAGCGAGCAGTGCCGAATTTATCGGAGAAACAAAGGATTTCAATGAATGTCTTTCATGTCAATAGTTGCGAATGCGGCAGGGATAAGTATTGCACTGAAGTTAAATGTCTTGCCTGTCAGCAAGGGTCCCACAAGTGATGAAGAGGTATGATTTAAACACTTCCTCGGGGAGTTACGACGTAGGTCGTTACCCTTGGGCTTACGAGTTCTGGAAGCGGCAACAGCAGACTCACTGGCTAGGCGAAGAGGTGCCTATGGGAGGCGACATAAAGGACTGGGCTTCTAATAGGTTGACTAACAATGACCGCGCCCTACTCACCCAAATCTTTAGGTTCTTCACTCAGGCCGACGTAGAAGTTGGAGCTAACTACGTCGATCGTCTCATGCCGGTGTTCGAGCCCCTCGAACTCCAAATGATGATGGCTGCCTTCACAAACATGGAGACAGTCCATATCGACGCTTACGCCCTCATCCTGAAGACCCTCGGCATGCCGCAGACGGAATTTGAAGCGTTCCGAGACTACAAAGAGATGAGCGACAAGACCGCATTCATGCATGGGTTCAAGATGGACACGGAAGCCGACGTAGCCAAGACGCTAGCCATGTTCGGCGCATTTACGGAAGGCATGAGCCTGTTCGCTTCGTTCGCCATGCTTCTCAACTTCCCCCGACATAACAAAATGAACGGCATGGGACAGATCGTCACCTGGTCCGTTCGGGACGAGAGCTTGCATTGTGAAGCGATGATCAAGCTATACCACGAGTGGAACAAGGAGACAGGAGCAGTTACACCCACCGTCAAAAGAAGTATTAGGACAATAGCACGAACAATGCTAACGCTCGAAGAGAAGTTCATTGACCTTGCGTTCTCTCTCGGCCCGGTCGAGGGCATGACCCCAGAGGACGTGAAGAACTACGTTAGCCTAGTGACCGACTGGAGGCTGGTTCAACTCAAGCTCAAGCCAATCTGCGGTTACTTCGACAAACAAGGAAAACAGATTAAGGACCACCCACTCCCCTGGCTCGTTGAGATCCTGAACGGAGTGGAATACGCGAACTTTTTTGAGCAGCGTGCTACAGATTACTCGAAAGCTGCTACGACGGGTACTTGGGAGGCTGTTTGGTCATGAGAAACACGGTTGAACTTGTCGGGTACTACGGCGGAGACAAGACTCATGCACAAGCCGCCTGGACGAGTACTCAAATTGAGGGCAGAGAAGAACGTATTCCAGGACTCCTAAAGATGCTTGCGGAGAACGCGCATGGAACGCCGTTTGAGCGTAGTCTTCTCCATTTTAGTGTTACTTGCGATACGGCATCGCACATACAATTCTTGAAGCATCGCATGTTTTCTATCAACGGAGAGTCAGCCCGGTACAAGGAGTACACTGAGGACAAGTACTATATCCCGTCAGATTGGGATGAAATAAGCAGTAGAAATCTAAAGATGGATACGGAAGAAGCGTACGAGTCCTATCACTGCGCCATAAAATACCAAGAAGAAAAGTTGAAGGGTAGAAAAAGAGCTAAGGAGTCAGCACGTTACTTCCTCCCCTATGCCATTCAAGTGAACCTTGATATGTCATGTAATTTCCGTACATTCGTTCACTTTCAGAAACTTCGCAATTCAGAGCATGCCCAATTAGAGATTCGCGAGTTAGCGGCAGAGATGTTGCTCGCAGTTAGAGAGGAAACCGATGGAAATTTCACACACTCCCTGGCCGCTTGGGGTCTTTGAACAGCGCCTAGACTGGACAGACTACTTCCTAGACATAGCAGAAACCGTCTCAAGGCGTTCTACGTGCCCCCGGCTTCAGGTCGGGTGCGTTATCACCCAAAGCAACCGAATTGTATCGACAGGGTATAACGGAGCAGCCGCAGGTAAGACGCACTGCTACGACGAAGGATGTTCGGTGTTTCAAGGCCACTGTAACCGAACGGTACATGCTGAGATAAACGCTTTGATGTATATCGGAAATTACACGAAATTTCTATCAGCCTACGTTACTCACAAACCTTGCGAGAATTGTGAATCAATGCTACTCGCAAACAACATCAAGAAAGTGTATTTTAGGAATGAGTACCCAGTTTAAGACTGAATACAATCCAACTATGGCGTTCGAGGATTGCTACGAAGAAGAGCTTCGTATTGACCCCGAAGAGCGGAAAGATATCATAGAGTCCGGCCTCGTTGTCTATATGTACGGGCCTTACGGTCTGATCGGTGAGTGCTACGGCGCTACTCCGTCTGCTCTGGAGTTCATAGACGAGACTCCCGAGGACTGCTCACCGGAAGATGATGAATCCATTTACGTGTATAGCACAACCGTCTTACCTGAGTACCAAGGTAAGGGGTATGGTAAGCAGCTCATCGAGGCGTTCGCGAGGCACGTATCCGACCAAGGCTATGTGAAGCTCGTCGGCCACGCTACGACACCGGCTATGAAACATCTTCGTCAGAATCAGGGAGCTATTTTTCATAGCAAGGGCATCCATGAGAAATGGTTTGGCACTGATCGAATCGCTCACTTCTACACCCAGTTCCTTACTCAAGACAAGGAATACAACTGCGGACCAGTGGCTCTGGCTTACCTGCTAGAGAGAATGGGGACGAGTTATCTCGTATATGACCTTGAGGAAGCACTTGACACAGACGAAGATTACGGCACGAGTCCCGAGTCCATTGAGGACTTACTGAGGGCCAGGAAGATACCGTACGAAAAAACCAGCACACAAATTAGTCCTAATTCGATCATTGACATCACAGTAGGAGAACCGGGGGACGAGGACGGTCATTGGATTGTACTAATCGAGTCTCAAGGAAGCAACTGGTTTAAGGTTTACGACCCGGAGAAAGGGCTAGCGGCTATGAAGAACGATATACTGTTAGATAAATGGCACTCCCCTCGTTATGGTAAAAACCAAGGATTCGTACTGTTATGAGCGAGAAACTCGTTATTTCTTACAGCGCACTAGCCGCGTTCAAGAACTGTCCCAAGAGCTACGAAATTGAATACGACTGGAAACGTCAATCAAACCACGAGAACGAGGCAATCAAACGAGGCAGTACCTTCCATTCGTACATGGAACAGGCGGCAAAGGGTTTCGACCTTGCAACCGTAGATAGCGACAGTAACAACGAAATGTTTAATATCGCCTCTGATTACATCCAAGCTAGAGGAGTCCCGTCTAACATCAAGCACGTTGAGGAGTCCTTCTACTACGAGATCCTCCCCGGCGTAGAGTTTCGAGTCACCCCTGACCTCGTGTATGAAAAGGACAACACGACGCTCGTCTGCCGGGACTGGAAGACGTTCGGTAAGCGTCCTCCGATGGACATTCATATCAGCGACCAGGCGCGGTTCTACATCGTCGTCCTAGAGGCTCTGAACCCCGGCTACACTGTCGAATTTGAGTTCGAGTACGTCCGATCAGAGCGCATCGGCGTACCTCGCCCTCGTAGCCCTGCATGGTCCGCGCAAGACAGCTACTTCACCGTTCCTTACTCGTTAAATCCTCTGCAAAAGGCAGGGACATGGAGGGACCTCGAAGAAGGTATCATGTCCCTAGTAGACGCTAAAGCACGGAAGGTGTGGTACCGGACAGGGAGAATGGGTTTCGGTATCGGGACATGCACAGGGTGCTTGCAACGACCGCTCTGTAACGAAGAATGGGAGCATGGGTTCGTAAGCCAGGAGAGACTTGAATCGCTCTCAATACAAAAAGAATTCCCTGTAAGGGAAGAGGAAACATAATGATTTACTTTACCGATTGCGATGGTCATGGGTTAGACTCCGTACGGAACATAATACGCGACAACCCAACAGAAATAAACGTGATCGACGGAGGGACCTTCAAAGCGTTTAATGACAACGCTACGAAAACTAAGTTCAATGCAGGTGATACCTTCATCGTCGATACACTCTCGGAACTATCGGCAAATTTAATCCGGGAGTACCGATTCCGTAATATGAAAGAAGGAGAGTCTTTCGAGCGGTATTACAATACATGGGACACGACAAACTCTCAATCGGCGTACGCTATGGCAGAACAGATATTCATGCAGAGCATAAAAATGCTTCACCATAAAGGAGTTAAGATAATCTTAACAATGCACGAAGGTACTCAGATAAACGAGAAGACGGGAGAGAAAACTACCGGGCCGGAATTGTCTCCTAAATTCTTCAATCGTATTAGCGGTTCGTGCAACACAATGTTCCGTCTGAAGATTGAGTACGCTCAAAAAACACAAGAGAACGGGAAGGTTGTTTCGGTAGAGAAGAGAATACTTATGATCCGACCAGTAGAGGACTTCATCTTGAAATGCCACGCCCCGCCAGAAGAGTTAGAAAAAATACCCTTCGAGCTTGCTAATCCTACTATGCCTAAACTAATAGCCAAGCTAGGATTCGATCCATCGTTCATGGTCGTGTATGGCCCTCCCGGTTCAGGAAAATCAACTTTCGTACTTTCACATTTTGCAAAAGCTAAGGAGAATAAAAATGTCTGAATCGGCACAAGTTCTCGTACTTCTAAATGTATTGATAGCAACACAAATTCTGCAGCTAGATACGTTAGCAGTAGGAGCAGAAGCTAAACAGAAGGCATTAAATCTAGTTAAAACCTACACTAATCAAGGAGAATAACAATGTCTGAACTCAAGAAGATCAATCTTGCAGACCTCGCAAGCACATACGAACCTATTCCTGACGGAGAATATGAAATACGTTTAACTGACGTTGACCCTTACGTGTCAGCCGCAGGCAACGATACACTCAAGGTGACTTACACAATCACGAAGGGGTCTCACAAAGGATCAGAGATTTTTCAATGGTACTCTCTGAAGGTTAAAGAGAATAACGGCAAGCTGTCGTGTATGGGACTCTCTCAAATGGCGTCAATTTTCAGGAAGATCGGTGTGCCTGAGTCGATGTACTCTACCCTTGACCCTGAGAAGGTTGCAGCCGGTCGCCTTTTCACGAAGCTCGTTAAGGGAAAGACTATGGAGGCATATATCACGACGGAAACACGTAAGGACGATTCAAGTAAAACGTCAACACGAGTCAACATCACTGGACTCGTAAGCGGATCTGCCGAAGAGGAAGTTGAGGAGGAAGAATGAAGGCAATAAAAGAGCGCCTAAGAGAAATAGAAGAAGAAATTGAAGCATTAAACCTTTCCCCGCGTTATGCTCTACGAGTTAAGGAAGGTTTTAGAGACATTGAGTATGCACTCATTTATAACTGCATAGAAAAGGTAAACGAAAGACATGACTCCAGAGAACTTAATAAAAAAGAAGATTAAAGCTTACCTCGACACCCTAGCACCTAATCTCTTCTACTTCTCTGTCCCTGCCGGGCCTCACAGTCGGGCAGGGGTCGCAGACATAATCTGCTGCTATCAGGGGAAGTTCTTGTCAATAGAAGTGAAGAGCGTCGAGGCATACAAGAGGGAGGATTACGGTAGGAGTGCAGCTCAATCGAAATTCTGTATGGACGTTTACTACGCAGGAGGACATGCTCTTACATCGTGTGCTCCTGAAGGCATTAAAGAATATATCGAACTGTTTATGGGAAAGAGAGATGAAGGACTGTTTTCAAGACGAAGGGAACGATATACTCCGTGGGTATCCCAACACTCCTTAGAAGAGGAAGAAACGAAATAACCGCTAGGACCTTCATCAACTTCTCAATAAATGTCAGTCGTTTCAGAATTGTGTTCGTCTTTTCTACAACACCCATACTTCGTTGAGACGCTGAAATCCAAATACCGAAAAGAGCTTCGTCATGTAGGGCAAGCTCTTTTTGTATTTCAGCAGCGGTCATCGTGGTAACCACTCAAAGGCGTGTTTCTTCGTAAATCGCTCATCGGCCTTCTCTGTCTTCTGTGAAGGGAAATGGTGTATGTGTTGATTCAACGACCCCATGATAGCAGCCGCGAGATGATCGGTTAAAGTCATACTTTGTCCAGCGAATGACTTGCCCTGCATATTCTCTGCTGTTCCCATCGCCATTCCGAGAGGGGCGAAGTGTGTTTCGGCGATATTGAGGAGTCCCTTGTCCCACGTCTCGCCGGTCTTCGATGGGTGCTGCCAGTCGTTCGCTAGCTCGTTACCGGCTGTCCAGAGAAGAGGAAGTGCTGAGGTACTCATCACGTATCCGGGCGGGTTGAACGCGGCCTTCGCAGACTCCGTAACGGGATCTCCCGAACTCAGCTCGTTCCGGTTATGTCCCTCACGATTCTGCTGGTTCTGATCTCTCAGACGGGCTACAGTCTCCCAGTTTATCGGGTTGTGCTTTACGGAGTCAATGACAGCCTTCGGAAGGATACCAAGATGGTAAGCTACGAACGGGCCACCAATAGCAGAAAAGAACTTCACGAATGCCGATTGGTTCGTGTAGTCCCCCAACTTCTTATTGATTAACGCCCCCTTGAGGTATTCTTCCTTAGAACCAGGTGCGGAGGGGCCTAGAACGTGGTCTAGATGGTCAAGCAGGCCTGCTCTCCACCCGTGTTCCATCTTCCCCAGGAGCCCGCTCATAGCGTTTGTCGCTTCAGCGTAGCCGGGGAAATAGTTCGGAGCATGACCGCCGATGTACTCAGGCGTGCCTGCACCCATAGAATCGAGGCGTCCCTTCACTACATGGTCAATCGGCTTGATCATGTGCGCGACACCGTGGGTCATCGCATTCAAACCGCCTCCAAGGGCAGACAACGTACCGACGTTGGATATACCGTGAGGCAGCGGATTAAGCTCGATACCTGCGCGTCCCATATCCGACATCTTCTTCGTATGTTTGGCTACGTCCCTTAGGAACTTATTGTCCGGGGCTCTGTATTTGCTCCAATTTATCACTCCTCCTTTCGTCAGGATCTTGCCAGGAGCATGGGGAGAAAATACATCCTTGGATTTACGAGCAAGCTCGTTGTCGTGGATATTGTCTCGGATGTGCTTAAACGCCTCTAAGCGTTCGTCAGGAGACATAGCACGAATATCTTGCGTTGTGTAGCTCTTTGTTAGGGAACCTGTCGGGGGGTTCGGAGAGTGTAGGTGCGTAGGCAGTACAGCTTGAGCTGCCGCAGACCGCCGAGGGGACGCATGACCATGCACATACTGGGCATATCGACGAACAGAAGCGTTAGCGTCGTTTACAACTGCTGAATCTTCAACGAGATCCTTATGCTTAGCGACTCGTTGAGCGTTTTCAAGCTGAATACGGACGTCTCGACCCTCATGAGTCAGCCCGGCGCGGAGAAGGTCCGGTCGAGTAACGAACACGTTTTCCAGGATCCTGTGAGTGTTGGAAGCCATGTTTTTAGAGCCTTGGACAGCCTGCTTGAGATGAGCAAACGCGGGACCCGCTCCGTGGGCCACTAGGAGGTTATGGACATGCCCTGTGATGAGACGTGAGGTGTTAGCTCCAGCGTGCAGTAAGGGGCGCGTAGCAGGGTTGTTAACGGCTGTTGAAACGGCATGGTGAATCATCGTTGTTACATCAGGTACCTCTTTGATTCCTCCGAGGTTTCTAGCCAGTGTGCCTACATCAGAAACGAGTGCGAAAGGATCTCCTATCGTGTCCGTAGCGACGTTATTAACGGTCTTTAATGCATTTTTAACATAAGGCTTGAGCTGATTTAGGGCGTGCCAGTTACGCCCGTTTATCATCGTGTCGATATCGGCGTCGTTCGCCAGTCCTAAGTTGCGCTGGAGCTGTGAGCGTGCCTTCTGAACTTTCTCTTCAGAAGGGTGCCACACGAGATCGCTAATATGATTCAAGGAATCGTGCAGGTCCCGGTGCGCGGTTATGTTCTCAGCTACTGCTCCTTCTAATCTTTGAGGAGATCCTAGAATGTCTAAAACGGACTGAATCGGGTGATTGGACGCTTCTTTCCAGTTGTGCCAAAGATCGGACGACCATCCTGCAAGGTGTTGACGTACCTGAGCCCCATTGTAATAAGGCATAATAGAAGATTTGGGCTTGTTAGAGACAACAGGAATTTCTGGAAGCCCCCCCTGTTCAGGAGGGGCTTGTGGTTTTACTACTGGAATTTCTGGGAGACCGTCACTTGGCATAGAACTTCCCGCCGCGAGCGACTAATGTCTTACCATTATACGTAGTTTCAGTACCGTCTGCTGTACCTGACGGAGCGTTCCCTACGGGTTGATCTCCTCCTTGATTTTTGCGCGGGAGAATCGTACTCTGCTTACCGCTTGTCTGAGTAATTCCTAATGCTTGAAATTGGTGATTCTTGAGAGCACTCCTAGCTTGAGCTGCTTGCTGTTCTGCTGTGTATAATTGATCGTTAGTTGTGTGAATACGTTGAAGCATATTCTGGGCCAGAGGGTTGTTTGAGTCTTTACCGGCGTCGGTCTGTATGAATGCATCGTACTCTTTTTGAGCCGAGTTCATTTCCCCTCTCATACGTGTCGCATACTCGTCTAATGCTTGGGTTGTCGAATGCAGCGAGGACAAGGCTGTCTTACTTTGATCGAATTGTAGTCTCTGCATAGAAACTCCAAGCTGCTGTGACCTAAGCTGCAAAGACGCTCCCTCCAGAGCTAAGCGTTGGGGAATAGCGGATGCGCGAACACCTATTTCATTTGCTTCGGCATTGAGTTTGTTGATAAGGGCATAGTCCTTTGCTTTAATGTCTGCTCCTACATTTTCTAAGAGTCTAGCACGAGCATTTAACAATCTTTTCTTTATAGGGTCATTAACATTGTCCTCATGCTCCTTATGGGCTTCGTGCCGCTGTCCTGTAGCAGCACGAGTGCCTGAGGCGTCTGCCGCGACTCTCTTCGTCTCTTCTCCATAAGTATGGACAGGATCAGCACTCATAAAGTCAGAATCAACTCCTCCAATCCCCTTCATTTGTAACTTACGCTCTTTAGTACTGAGTCCGGCGTAGTAAGCCTTTTGATCCTGCGTAAGATCGGAGAACTGCTGAGGCATGAGCGCGTCGATGTTCAAGGTACCGTCTTTGTTTTTCACAATCGGTTTATTCAGTACGTTCGCCGCGTTCGTAAGTCCTTGCATAAGGCTTGGGTCCTTAGCAATTTCGGGATTGTTTTGAAGCTGCTTAGTGATATTGTCCCAAGTAGTTTGAGCCGCCGCTGTCGTTTTTGCTTGGGCTGCATCGGCTAACCCAGCTTGAAGGACGGTATTTTCTAACCCCTGGTGCTGAATAGTGGACTCGTCCATCTTCTTTTTTTCAGCAGATTCATCAGCCTTCTGCTTGTTCTCAACGCCCTGCTGCTTCTCAGCAGCCTTTTCCTTGTTTGTATCGTGTAAACCAGTTAAAAACTGAGATAGAAACCCAAGTCCGCCACCGCCTGCGGCATAGCCTCCACCACTTGACACATCTGGAACTGAAAACCCGCTCATATCTATCTCCTCATCGCTTGTGTAGTTTCGTAACCTGCTTTAAGCATCATTTCTACGTCTTTTATTATGATATCAGCAGCATCGGTTCGGTACTGCAGGTCTTGTACTGACAGTTTCTCCAAGAACTTGTAAATCTTCTCGAACCCTTCTGTTATTGAAGGAGACTCCGTGCAAGCGACTCCAACAAACCCAGTAGGATCTGAAACGTGCAGGTCCTTCTCTTCGTCCCATGATACACCTACTCCAACAAAAAACTTGTCCCAAGTGCCGTCGTATCCCTTGATTCGGATGCCAAGAGCAGAACTCTTGTCCAGTTTCACTTCATTCGGGTACGGAGGAACGGACAAACGAACGGCATGGTAGACCGTATCTACTCTAAAGAATCCATTAACGTCTTGCCCGAGGACCAAAGCCTTCAAGAAATCGCAAAGCGACGTGATGCCTCTTTGCGACGTTAGCTCAGAGTCGATGCCGAGGCGAGGGGTCCACTCAAGGAACCAGGCTCCCTTTTTGTTAAGTATGCAGTTTACATCATAAAGGCCTGGGGGAGCGTTGTTGAGACGAAACTCGACTTCGAGCTTATCGAAGTGAAGCTGTTCGTGCAGTTTAGATTCCTCTGTGTAGAACCAAACGGTGTTCAAAGCGCATCCCGTTGAAGGTCCCTTACCGTCGTTCATGAATTTTTTGTTTTCAATTGTTCCTTCGTACGGACCCACAAAAGACTTACCGTTAAACCATCTTGCAGTCGAGACTGCAACTCCCTTAATCTTTTCTTGTAAGATACAACTGATATTGTCTCCAAATCTCTCTGTGACATGTTCTAAGTGCTCCATTATCTGCTTCGTGTCTTTACTCACTAGCGTAACATCCGACCCGAGGAACTTGTTAGACTTCCAGGCCCATCCACCGTCTCCGTGTTCTTGGTCCGGATCGGACTCAAGGAACTTCATCGCTGCTGAAACGGACGCGAATCGCTTCGTCGGAGGGCACAGTATACCAACCTTCTCCGCGAGTTCTTGTCCCCATTCACGATCCTTTTCGAGCTTATCCATGAAGGGACCTGAACCGATAACGAGCTTACCGGAGTCGATGAGCCCTTGTGCGAACTCGCCCGCTCCTGAGCAGTCGAAAAAGTAAATCGTCTGAGGATCTTCCTCTCCCCAAGTGAGCCACTCCTCTTTGTTCTCTGTTAAGGGAACGAGGCCTGTACCGACCTTACGAGAGTCCTTCAATTGGTGATAGACGAGAACATCGCAACCCTCATCATAAAGACGCCTTGCCCAGGCTATAGAAGATCCCTCAAAAATATAAAATGCGAACCTCATAGCGCCTTTAAGATCCCTCCCAGGCCTCCTGCACCTGCTGCCCCCCCTGTCATAGCAGCAGCAGCGCCCCCGGCTAGACCTCCTAATAATCCGCCCAATCCGCCGCTCTTCCGGTTTTCCGCAGCTTGTGCACCGAACTGTTGAGCCTGACCACCGTACCCTGAGAACAGCCCTTCATTGGCCGATATCCCCGCCCCGATGTTTTCAGCACCCTGTTTAGCAGAGTCAAGTCCTTGATTTAAGGTCGTAGTGCCGAGCCCTAGAACAGACATGAGGTTTTGGAGAGCCTGTAAGTTAAGCCCTTGACCTGTCGAGAATGCTTCCTTAAGCATACTCATAATTTGTGCGTCTTGGTTAGAGGCCGTCGAAGCTACCCCTGCCGCGCCTTGACCTTTGATCGTTTGATTCTCTCCGGCCAGGGATCCTGCAAGGTTGCCTGAAGCGGTAAGCAAGGCGTTCTGATTCGCCTGATTCGTCGCTGCTTGATTCGTGCCTGGCGCAGCGTTATTCTTGGCTGTACTGTTTGCCTGCGCGAATTGCTGCTGAAGCTGATTCTGTGCGTTAAGCATGGCAGGCTGACCCATGCCTTGAGACATCTCCCCCTGGTAAAAACTATTCAGGCCAGGGTTGACTCCCGAGAGATTCGTTTTACCTGGAGCCGATGCGTAGTCCACTAGGTTCTTGCCCTGCTGATTCTGATTCACGCCGGTCTGAGCGGACATGTCACCGCCGCTCCCGAGAGCGGTACCTAAGCCTGACTGATAGCCAGGCGAGAGCGCGTTTATGCCACCCGATAAGGCGTTCGTCGTTGTTTGCAGAGGGGAATTGAGCATAGCCGCTTGCGAACTTAGGCTGTTGATGCCTGCGTTTATATTGTTTGCCGCAAGACCTTGATTTTTTAGAGCATCTTGCATTGCCCCTTGAGCTGCTCCGCCGCCGCCTCCACTAGTTCCCATATCCGCCACCTGTATATTCGACTAAGTGTAAATTCAGCCCTATTGGACTTACTTCCGTTTCCGGAGATATCCTCCAGCCTCTTTTTTTCAGGACCCTCTGGAAGGGCTTGTTGAAATTTGCTACATACCCGAACTTGTGCTTGTGGGGGAAAGATAGAACATGATCGAGCATTATCTTCGTAGCTTGAGGTTTCCCATACAGGCAGGTTACGCAGAGATCGTCCGGCATGGATTCGCACGTCATAACTCCCAAAGCTCCCCAGGTACGTCCACCGCACTGAGCCCCGAACCACTGGCAGTATTTCGCCCACTCATCCACCCACTTATAAGAAAAAGGGATCTTGTACTTTATTGCATAAGCCAAGCCGAAGGGAATGACTTCTTCTATTGATATTGAGGCTATGGAGTACCCCTTCATTTCACTGTCAACCCCATTTTAGCCAACATTTGGAGAATCTGAGGTGGCTCCTGAGCCTGTTGCGCTTGCTGCTGTTGTCCCTGTTGCTGTTGTGCTTGCTGAGGGTTCGCAGACAACAATTTCAGAAGCATCGGCATGAGCTGCATAAGACTCCCTTGCCCTACTTCCGAACCACCCGCCGGAGCGACTTGCCCCTGCTGCAAGTTCGGACCAAGCCGCTGCAGGAAGGATAAGAGAGCCATTAACTGCTCTGGGGCAACATTTGCAGGTTGTCCACCTTGGGGCTGACCCTGCTGTCCCATTTGAGGTCCCGGCATCATTCCCGACATAACCCATCCCCTAAGCCTTTTTCTTAGGATTGGTTAAATTATAGATTGGGGACACTTTACGCCGAAAGTTGTCAAAACCTTCAGAAACTCTTTGTCCCATGCTCTCCTGTGCAGGAGCTTTCTTAGCCGGTGCTTTTTTGGAGGACTTCTTTTTTGCGCTTCCGTTTCCGCTTGGCATGAGGTTTCTCTCTTTCGTAGAAGCTTAGTTGGCCTTGCTTAGGAGTGGGAATCACTTCTTGTCTCCACCTTTGAATGGGTTGATCTTCGAGGCGTATCGTCCGTAAAACTTACCCTTATTGCCGTAGTGTCCCTGAAACTGGTACCCCTTCACCGTCTTCGTGTAAGGAGTCTCAATTTTAGGAAATGCATAGGCCGACATGACCTTGTTAAGCTTCGGATATACGGACTTCATACGCCCATTTTACCACAATGTCAAGACTGGTAGTATAATTGTGCGTAGACTATGCCCGAAGTAATGAGAGGATCGACTTGGGCCAAAAAGAGGCGGTAGGTGCCCGCTCCAAGGGTGCCCCCGCCTATCCGTATGTTCCGAGATGTAATGACCACTGGTGAGGCAGGAACACCGCTTAAAATGTATTGTAGGGTCGCTCCGGGGGGTACCGTGAGGAACGCCCCCTGCGCGGAGAGATTGACCAGGGTGTTCGCCTGATTGGTGCGATGAACGAGATTCGGGAAGGACAGGAGGTTCGAGGGATTCTTAACAAGGTCGATCTGAGCAGAGTCCGACCCGAGGAGAATCGGAGGGTTCAATACAGGGCTGTTGGACTTCGCGATATTCGTGAGTCCCTTGAGTACGTCGTAACCCTTGCCCGTAGAGAACGTACCGACAGAGCGGGTTACGCCCTGATTGTTCTGCGGAGGGATCGCCACTAGAGCGTACCGGAGACTTGAATGAGTTTACGGTCGATGAACCCGTAAATAGAGACCTGCTGAACTTCCAACTGCACAGAAGATTGTGTCTGCAAGAGGAACTGAACCTCGGACCCACGCATAGGCCTTGACCAACTCTCCTGATGCCGAACCCCATTGAAGCTGTTATTTAGATCGAACGTCACCAAGTCCGTGTACTGTTGGTTTCCGGGGTTAGCGATGCAGGTGAGGTACGCGAACCCCACTTGAGGAGGTGCGACCACCTCCCCATAACGGAAGATCTTGTCCGATGACGAGTCCCCGGCGTCTGTGATGCGGGACAGTATGGAGGAGTAGATCGGGCTCCCAAGGTCTGTACCGCCGGTGAACCATTGGTCGAACTGCCCTATGTGTTGAAGGTCGTTAGCGAGCACGTTCTGCTGAGATTCAGCGTCCGTGTAAACGTGATCGGTAGCCCACCCGAGCTTCCACCATGATTGTGACCGGAGATCAAAGAAATATGTGATGTTCAGTCTCGGAAAGCAGATATGATACATGCGGTCGTACCAAAAACCTACGGCTGTATCGAGGTCAATATCTAACAACGAGTTGATGAATGTCTTGATATTTGACGTCTGGTACTGTCCATCGGACATATTCTTGGGAGTCTGGCCTTCGCAGAACCATACTCCTCTCTTGTTTATCCAACCCGATAGTCCGTCAAGAGTCGCAACAGATAAACCCGAGCGACATCCGGTGTCAGATATCTTGACAGCAATGAAATCAGCGTTAGTTGAGCCATATACGGCATAGAGTGATCTGTCCTTATTGAGCAGGAGAGCGCCTCCTTGGCTCGTCATACCGTTAGCAGCGTCATTAAACGAGTTCTCGCCTACCGGCAAGAACCCCGTAACGAGGTTGAACCCCCAGGGCTCGTTCAGATTTGAGTAGTAGACCAGGGAGGGGTCTGTAGGCGTGCCCCATCCCCAAATGCGCTCCTGGTGCGTGCAAATGAAATCGAACGGGAAGGGCACGTCTCGGTTCACTGTAAGGAGCTGCCCTACCACATCGGAGTCGGCTAGGGTGTCGTGGTACGTCGTTGTCACGTTGTCAGGTATCGTATGTATCAGGTAGAACTGATTAAGTGCTCCGATACTCAAACGGTAGATATTTCTCTGCGTGACCTGAGGGTCAGGAGACACCGGGATGGCAGATAAAGTGATCCCTTGAAAAACAACGGTGATCGGCAGGGACACTACACCCTGTGAACTCTCCTGAACCGCATTACCGAACGTGATGCAGTAGTAATACGTCCCGTCTTGGCCGCCAGGGCCGCTTGCTGTGAGGATAGGCGCGGTAGGAGGTGCTTCAATGCCCCAGAACGTAACCACGAGGTTAAGGTCAATCTTCAAGGGACGATCGACGCTGTTATTGACGAAGCACCATTTCAACGAAAACACAAATTGGGTGTTGAGTCCGGGGGTTAAGACCTCGGGCAGGGCCAGGGGGGTGTAAGGCCCCAAGAGAGGCCCTTGGTATAAGTTACCCACTCCGCCGAAGTCTACTGCGAAAATGTACGTGTCTACGAACCCAGGACGGATAAACTTCGTGAATCCGTTTATAGGTCCTGGTAAAGTACCCACAGATGACCGCCCGAGGGCTGTGACGTATGACCCATAAGTGTTGTTTGGGGTAACGTTTGTTGCATCCACGATGTTAGTCGGACTGAGACGAAAAGGAGCAGTGGTATCGTCAATGCCCATAACAGGACCGAGCTGCAAAATTGTCTGGACATTATCTCCCTCGACTTCTAATGGAACTGCCATTAGAGTTGGATACTTGCCATGATCGTAGTGAACATAGGAGTAAATGCAATAACGTCATTGCAAGTCCAGTTTATTGTGGGAGTAGTGCCACCTTCCGCAGTACCGAAATACATGAATGGGAACGTACCTGAATTAGAGTTTTCATACTGCTGAGAAGCGACGTCCCATGTTATACCGGCGGATACAACGCCAGTGACTGTTAGCTCTCTGGAAGCATTTTGGAACTGCAACGCCCCCCAATAAATTATTCGGAACGTGTTGGCGGCAGTGCCCGGTAGCGGTCCAAGAGAGATAGTACCGTTAGTAGACCCTAGAGGGAAAAAAGCAGTATTGACGTAGGAAGAGCCGGGGGCAATAGGAGCGGTTAGGACACTTAAGTCATATTCATGATTACTTACCTGAGATACGCCTATACTGCCGTTAGTTGATTCTAGAAGAACCACTGGAGTAGTGCCATTTACTGATATAACGTCTCCCGCATTTAACGTGACGTTAGCTAACTGAGTATGCCCAACCACGGCTAAGGTATTATTTGCTGTCACTGCCCCGTCTAACGTAGATATTCCGGTAACATGAAGCGTGTCAGTAGTTAGACCGCCCGTTACAGACTCTCCGCCGGTGACTGTTAGTCCACTGTTGACATTTGCATGACTATTTAGTGTTGCAAGGCCTACAGCAAAGAATGTAGAATCCGCCGTTAGCGAACTATGGAAGGTTGCAGCACCAAAAACGTCCAACGTACTATTATCGACAACAGGGCCGTTGAACGTCGTTGTGCCGGTAAATGTAGCGTTATTGAATCCAGGGAAGGGCACCAGACCTGTTATACGTGCTACAGGTATAATGCCTGTTACAAGAGTACCGCTCTTATCGACAGCCCACTTGGAGTTACCATTCACTACCAAGTTATCAAGTAAGGAATTTGACGCCGACGCTACGTCAGTAACTTGGAGCAGCCTACCCTCGACTTGAGTACCGATACCTGGGTCCCACACAACGAAAATCTGTTGTGATGCTTGGTTCGCGGTCAGAACAGTCAAAGGCACGCTAATGACCTGTCCCTTGTTATCCACTTGAAATAAGCGAGTCCATGTGATGGGCGTAAGCGGTATATTGGTCGGAGGGGACTCCCATCGAGTCATTGAACCATCCGCTCCTAGTTCAAGAGCATAGGCAGGCAGGCCAGTATTCTGAAGAGACTCTTGGTCCCACTGCAAGAGGTTTGCGTTCCACATCGCGTTCGTAACGAGCCAGAGGTTGCCCGAGACTTCTCGAATCTCCTGGTACTCGCCATTCGGTTCGAGCGGAATGAACTGTATGCCTGGAAACGCGTCGCTTATAACGACATCATAAGGGAATGTTTGAGGAGGCGCAGAGGCTCCGTTCGGGAGGAAAGGAAATATCGACTCAGCCATTAGAACCCCCACCATCCACGACCACGGTTATTGCTCCGGCATCTACGAACCCAAGGTACGAAATTGAGAGACTTCGTCGCTTGAAACTTATTCACGTTCGTCTGCAATTTCTTTATTTGAGCCTGATAGAGTTGAGCGTTCTTCATGCTATCCTGTGAACCGTCTGCCTGGCGTGAATACTCTGACATTTTATAGACCAGAGCATCTCGGTACATCTCAGGAAACTCTAAAAGATCCGATGTAGTAACGACGATAGGAGGGTTAGGGATAAAGTCCATACAGACAGTGAAAACAGCGTTAGGAGGAGGTACGAAGCCAATGTTACCATATCTGCGATACCATCTCGGAGGATTACTCCAGTTCCACATTGACGCAGGGTGCCCCTGACCCTGGTGTTGGGGCGAGCGATAAGGGTAAGTTACAGGTTTTTGTGCTATCCATTGGGGTGTGAGAGGAGGCTGTCCTAAAATAAAATCTGAGGAAGCGTCGAAGACATTCTGATTTTCGCCTTCCATCGTAGGAATATCTGTAGGTTCAAGGAGCTGCTTCGCACCGTTCGGACCAAGCATGTAAACACGAAGAACACGTATGTTTTCGATCATCGCGTATTCTTGCTGATTCGCAATAGTGGGGAACGTGTTCGTGCCTTCAGTGTAGGGAAGATCTAGCGCAGTTTGAATTTGAGCCTTGTTCAGTAAATCGATAGAGTCAGAGACCGTGAACCTGTTGGTGCCGGGTTCATTTACGTTACGACGCCAATCATTGATTACCGTTCCCGCGTTCAATTTTATTCACCCTTCTTTTTTCTCTTCGATACCGGGTTACGTTCTGACTTCTGACGACCTTCTGCTCTCTTCGACCCGTCCCGATTGAAAGTCTTAGGGCTTTTCGGCATACTCTTTTTAGACATCTTCGAGAATTCGGCTTCAAACTCACTATGACCACTAGATCCGAGAGCCTTAGGCTTTGGCTTGCCGATATTATCGAGTCTCTTAGGAGGCTTGCCTGTTACCGCTTTCGGACCACTTGCAGACATTGCTCTGCCTGCCTGTTGAGTAGACCCAGACGATAGACGCAACTTAGATTCTAGGGCTTTCTTAACGGGAACCGGAGTTTTTAGACGCTGAGAGGCTCCTTCGATAGCTCCTTCACTACGTTTGGCAAGCGATGAGCCTACCTTACGGGCTGCTCCACCAGCAGCTCTTGCAGCGGCCATTTCTCCTAGGCCAGCAGCAGCTTCAGGAAGGAAAGGTGCAGCGCCGAGAATGGCCTTGTCTCCACGGCTAGAGTCTACGTTATGCGACTTCTTACCGAGTTTACCGTAAATTTTATCAGTTGTTTTTTGGTCGCCACTCTCTTCAGCGTGCTCTCTCTGGAGACGATAAAAAGCAGACTTCGTTTTAGCCTTGTTGCCTTTACCTTCTCTTTGAGCAGCCGCTTCCATCCAATTTTTAGCCATACATCACCCTGGCAAAACGAACGCTAGGAGAGTAACTTCACCAGTGACTCCAGGAAACCCGATAGTTGTCGAGCTTACCGCACGTACTGCGACGAGAGGAGCGGTAGTGTAGAGAGCGTTTCCCTTCGTCAAGGGATTAGTCCACTGGAACCCGGCCTCAACGGAAGGAGCAGGGAGAGGGAACCACTCATTGCCCGTAGATCCGTAATTATTCACCGGCTGCTGATCTAGCGGGAAGTCCTGATATGCCGTAACGGTATCAATTGTACCGTACAATGTCACCGTATATCCCAGTCCTGCCCCCACTACTTGAAACATCCACTTCGTCCACCGAGAGCATTCCTTCATCAGCGGCAATACGCCGGTATCTTGACCGGACGCCGTAAATGTGAAGACGGGCTTTCCGCCCGCGCTTCCTACACTGGTTATGCTGCTTCCCATTAGAGCAGCTCATTGGAGATGTGGAAGCCTATTCCGGTCGAAGAACTCCCTGGGAGGTAGTAGTGAAGATCCATTGGGACACCCCAGAGAATCACGCTTAAACCGCCTGCAACCACACCGTCAGCAGTGATGCGGAGGGTTAGCTCCGTACCAGTCGGCCAAAAGGCGTCGAAGCTTTCGAGCGCATACACTTCACCAACGACATCGGCCTGACCGGCGTCAAATAGAGGGAGAACGATGTCCTCCGGGAACAGCGCATCTCCTGGAACTGCTGTAAGTGAAGGAGTGATGCCTTGATTCGTCGTGTCCAAGGGAGGAGAGAGCGGTTTCGCTCCAGCAACGCCTGCGACCATCGCAGCACCACTCGCGAGTACCGTACCCGCTACGCTGTTTGTTGAGACAACGAACGCCGGAGTAGCGACGTCATAGGCCAGGGTTTGAATGACCACTTCTACGCCCAGGGAGTTCGCCCGGTACAGGGTGTTAAAGGCAGGGTTGACGCCCATCATAGCCTGGAGGTTAAGGGACTCCGCGAGATGCGCTCCAACGTGCGTAAGATCGACAGCAGCACGCCCTGAGACCGTGTAGACGTACGGGACGCCAGCGATCGTGATGGTGATCTTGTCGCCTACTAGGAAAGTTCCGCCGAGGGTCAAATACGCATAGGATGAAGCTGCTCCAGCTCCCTCGTACGCTGCAACACCAGAAACGACGTTCAGAGCTAACTTACCCGCCACAAAGTTTCCGCCAGTAGGGGCGGCAGGAGGAACAACCTCCCAGTTGCTCATAACGTAGGAGATGTGCGTGATCTTGAAGTTGAGCCCAAGGGGTATGATCCCTTGAACAACATCTGAAGTTTGTACAGCAGCAGGAACGATCATCGGCTGAAACTGGAGAGAGTCCCATGCGCCATAAAGAAGTGCCTGCGGGTTGCACTCCTTTGCTCTTATCTGAATGCTCATTTCTAGTTACCGTGCTTTCTTAGATAAGCGGCGCTGTTTTCAAGAACTTCAGTTGAGTCTTTTGATTGTCCTAGCACTACGTTGCAAGAAGCACACAGAAGACCCCTAACTTTTCCGGTCTTATGATCGTGGTCTATGTGCATTCTGTATTGACCGTACACTGGACACTCCTTCTTGCATATCTCGCACTTACCGTCTTGCTGTAACCACTTCTCTTCGTACTGTTCTATCGTGAGGCCGTAGACATCGAAATTCTTCCTGAGGGATCTAGCTGTACGCGTTCTTTGACCTTTATCGGAAGCATTCCATTCCTTCATGTACTTAGAGCGGGCTATATTCTTTTCTTCGCATTCCTTTAGGTACTCTTCCCAGGGTCTATACCGCCCATTCTTGTGATTCTGTTCAGTGAAATACCCTGCGTGTTCTGCTCTCCATTTGGCCCCTAGTTTCAGAAGTCTTTCCTGATTCTTATCGTAATAAGCCTTCTGTTGAGCTTTTCGAGCCTCCATCTTAGCGGAAGCTACAGGGTCAGCTTCTATGTACAGTTTTCTTCGTTTCGCGTAGTTCTTTCTGGCGCACTCGTTGGTCTTGTCTTTATCCTTGAACGGCATATAATCTCCTTCTCAGGTCGATTATACCACGGGGTTGGATTTTTGGCTAGGCCCCCTGAGACCCCACAATTCCTCTCCAGCTATCGACACCGTTTGAGATACGGACTCTGGCTTCATGGAAGATGTTCTCGCTCTGAACATCGACGTAGGTGCGCTGACGGTTCTCTTTGACAGCAGCGAACATGGAGTGTGAGTTCTCAAGCGAACCTTTACCCGTTGCGACCCACCAAGGGAAGGGACCTGCGCCTTGATTCGGGTTGAGGTAAGGGACTTCGACGGGCTCAAGCTTCGTTCTCTGCTGTGAAACGACGTTGATACGGTTTTGATCCGTTGACGGGTACAGATTTGTCTGAAGGATTTCGGTAACCTGCTGGTGGTATCCCGGCGGATAGATGATGTTCTTCGGAATGTAACGAATCAGTTTGCCACGGGGGTCCCTCGTAAGGGCGAACATCGTGATAACCGCTTGGAGTGATTCGACTGTGAAAGCCACGTTACCAAGGAAGTTGCTCTGCGTTACGCCGGGCATACCAGTGATGGGGTGAGCAGCATTGATGAGGGAAAGACCGTCATCGACGTTGTAACCGCCTTGCGCTTTGCTTAAGAAGCTAAGGTTCAAATTGTTCCAGAACAGGTACTCAAGGGTTTCATCTACGCTACGACGGAGCATACGCGGCATCTTGTTGAAGATTGCCTTAGGGTCTTCGATGCTTGCCCGACGAGTGATGACGTAGCGAAGACCGAAGTCCTGCCAGGTGAACATCATCGTAAACTCTGGGTTTGCCGAGTCAAGATCCGGCACGCCGCCTTCACCGACAGGTGCAAGAAGTCCTAACGGAATCAATGAATGATTCTGGAAGAAAGGAAGCTTAGCATCATAGTCCGGGGTATTGAAAATTTCTTTCCAAAAGGTAGGATTCTCAAGGCCTTCCTTGACATACACATTTTCAAGGATCTTAGTTGCGGCTTCCTTGAAGGTATTGCTAAAGTGAATGGAAGGCATTTTTAGACTCCTTGAACGATAGCGAGCGCACTGGCGAGGAACGAGACGTAGACCCGGATACCGAGGATACCGGTCGGGTCTAACTGGTACTGGTTGTTAACAAGAGCGTTATTTACGCTATTATCAACGTCCTGAATGACTGCTACAAGATTAGACGCAGTTGGGTCAACGATGTAATACCCAGTAGCCGCATCAATAGCGAGACCAACGAGCGTACCGTATGTCGCTTGTTGAGTTCCTCCCGCCTGCCATCCGGTTGACGGGGTGAGGTTCATAACCACGACAACCGGAGGCCCAAGGGTAAGGACTGGAATTTGCCCCGGCATCGCTGAGAACACTCCGGTACCGACGTTAGACTGACCAAAGACCGAGTCCGGGTACGCTTTACCGACCGTGGGATTCCCCTGCCAGGTCATTTCTGAGGAGCATTGAGCGACACCGACAAGACCCCCAGCGACATTCGCAGGAGCCGGGGAGATTCTGCCCGGTAGGCCGAGAGCGGAACCACCAACGAGGGTCGCGCCAGAGGGAGCGACTTCCCCAGTGATCGAAGTAGTAGAAATAGCGAGTGTGATCGCGTTACCGGCAACGCCCGGAGTATTCGCAATGATAATGACCAAGTTTCCGTCAATCGAAGCAGTAACTAACTCTGCAACCGAGTTCGCATTGATGTCGGCTACGATCTTTGCCAGAGCGTCGTCATTGTTAACCACCGCAATAGCCGGACGAACTACACCGTTGATTGAGTATGTGATCGTGTCCCCGATAACAAAAGTTCCCCCGATTAGGAAGAACCCTTCAGCCTTCGTCCCCGTTGCGAAATATACGAAATCTGCATCTTTTATAAGGCCGGGATCGGCGGGGAGATAGATGGGGGACATTGACATTGCAGTAGGCGGCAACTGCACCACTGGTTTTTGGACGGCTACCGTAATCGGCATGTAAAAATACCCTCACACTATCAGTTAGTATAAGGGTACCTCAACATTAAGAAAATGTCAACGAATTATGTGTTACGCCACCCGTATTTCGTTGTGCTCTAACTCAGCTTCGATCCCGAAGGACTCTGCTGCCGATTGTAAATGGCTAAACGCGGTGTGTCCTGTCGCATTAAGGAGCCCTAAAATAGCTTTCCCTTTGTACAGACGATCGTTTGCCTCGGGGGGAACCTTGACCAGGATAAGATCCCCTACCTTCACCACTTCTTCGCCTGCAACAGTCTTAATCTCCACCGCGAGAGAACAATCATCTCGAAGTTCTTCTTGATCTACTAATTGATAATCTCCTGAACGCAGACGAGCTTTGAGGAATCTATCGTCCTTTGCCCAACTGTAGGCCCATCCCTTTTCGACTTCCTTCATGTACTTCTCGGGGCACTCGAAGACCGTTTCGACTGCACGAGGGAGGTACGATTGGCTAATGAGCCTGATCTGCTCCTCAATAGTACGTCTTTCCTCGCCAATGACCAAATTAGGGAGAGGAGCCAGTACCTGCTTTTTCTCTTCAGACATTATTCAAGACCTCCAAGCATCTCTTCGACTTCTTTCTTCGTCATCCCGCAGCTTGCAGCGATTTCTGCTACTTCTCGCCTACTCTGAGCTTTCTCTTTTGACATTTTCGGTTTCGCTGCTTGCGTTGACTCTCCGCCAAATGATCTACCGCTTCCGGCAGAGTACGCAGGCGGTTCTGCTCCACGCGAGTTCTTCGTTTTACGTATTACTTTACCTTCAGCGACATCTGCGGCTGTCTCAATCGCAGACAAAAGCTGCTGCGGAGAGAAGCTTGCAAACACATCGTCGGTAGTCTCGTTAACGATCTTGTCAAACTCCTTACGTACGGAGGTTGTCATAGGGTTCTCGTCAAGGAACTTCGAGATCGCGAACTTCGCGGCCTGAGCTGCAATAGGGACATACTGAGCCCTGGTGTTGAGCTGACCGGCATTGTAGGCTTCTTCTGTAGCCATGTTGATCGCGTCAGCGATGTCTCCAGTAGCGGCTAGGCGGTCCTGAATACGGTCTTTGAGAGGCTTGGGCTTATGCTCATCTTGAGCAGAAGGTGCCGGTTGATGGAACCCGGCGAAGCGTTGACTCTTGAGTTCAGCCAGTTCCGCTTTCATAGCCGACATCTCAGCAGCGTGTTGAGCGGCACTCTCTTTAGCAGCCTCCTTTGCAGCTTCTTTTTCTGAATCTTCTGGAGTAGGTTCGATTATCGGTTCATTGAACAGATCGTCGATAGAAAGGTCCTCTTCTTCGTCTAAAATGCCAGCCACTTCTATTCTCCTTTAACTTCTGGAATCGGGTTTGCAGAACCTATGTCGGTCTGCTTGATAACGTGCATTGCCATTTGCTCCTGCTGCTGCTTCTGTTGAGCAATCTGTTGGGCTTGCTGTAACTGTTCTGCTTCGTCCATCGTACCGATGAACCCGGTAACGTCGGGATAGTCGAAGGTTTCGTACAGGTTACGAGTGATATTGTAAACGTGTTTCATGTTTCCTGCAACCAGAGGGTTCTGGAGACCCATTTGGTAAACAGCCATCGCGTCTTGTCTTCTATTCTCCTTATCGAGAGGTCCTCCCTGCCCATTTATGCCTAAAATGTAGTTTTGTGCGAGGATTTCTCGGGGAACCGTAACCTGGATGTTCCCTTCGCTCGACGCCTGGAGCATTTGCATTTGATCTTTTCCATACTTCACGTATAAAAGATGTGTAAAACGGAGAATATCTTGCATCCAGTCCCTGACCATGACGATCATTCGGTTAGTCTGCATGCCTTGGAGAGCCGTACTCTGCTGCATCGCTCTTCCGGTCGGTTTCCCTTGTAGTTGTCCTCCTGGAGGAGATCCGCCGGTCTGAGGTGCGCCGATGCTACGATCTGCCATCGCCAAGAGCGAGGACTCCTCTTGAAATAGTGCCTGCGGAGGATCTCCAAGCTGCAAGAACCCGAAATCGGTAGGCGTATCGACCTCAAACATGACCCCAGGACCGAACCGGCGTGACTCGTTCTCTCCCTTGTTCTTGAACCCCGGAGTTGCGTACATCGTGGGGTTCGATGAAATGTCTAACCAGTCGAGTCTCGCGTTTCTTTGAGCAGAAGCTTCCTCCTGAACTGCCCCAGACACATCAGGAACGGAAAATCCGTAAAACCTATTCGGGCGAGGCATAAGACAGATAGGAAAGTAGGGACGGCCTCCCTCATACTCATAAGGCGCATAACCAAGCATAGTTTGGCTAGTGTCATGAACCCAGATAAAATTCTCTTCAAAGACATCGTCTCCATCTAAATCATACTGCCGGGTTAGTACCTTCCAAACTTCAACAGGACCACGAGCTATTTTAATGTCCGTAGGGTTCGTTACCGAGTAGTCCCCTATGGCGATCTTACCGCCGATAGTATATGTGAAGTTACCCTGCCGATCCATAGGACGTTCATCCTGAGCTGAAGACACGTAAGACAGAACGGCCTCTACTGCATCCTTCTTGAAGGTGCCAGATTCGACCATTGCCCACAGGTCTTGCTCGGTCATGTAGATCTTACGAGCTACTCCATCAGCTTCTTCAATAGAAGGAGCGTAATTAGGAAAAAGAATAAAATCGCGAAGCTCAACAGCAGTGTATTTAACTGCATCGTATTCCACCTTCCTGACAGTCTGCTTCTGCTTTTTTATAATAGCCTGACCGTTCTCATCCACCTGCGGATTTCCTGATTCGTCCATGACAGGTCCGTCGATGAGATGCGTCGTTTCGGAGATCTTCTTTTCCCATAAAACTTCGAGAATTGCCGTACCGTCCCGAGCACTTAGTTCGATGCACGTATCCTGAGGATTTTTCCATTTATTTTTTAGATACTCTGAATTGTAAAACTGCTCAACGATGTGTGAATACTGAGTCGAAATCGCGTCACTACCGTGTACGGAGTACGGACGGGGTATGAGTGCTGAACCCGAGATTCGAGCAGACATTTCTTTTACCATAGTGAAGACAACTGGAACGACGATATTCGCGCATCCATCCCAAGGAGGGTTCGCTCGCTCTCCCATCATTTCGTACAAGGCGTTTCCGTAGTTCAAGGACGCCTCTAATCCGCCCCTATTTCCGAGGTTCATGTCGATCATTTGGTAAACCGACTGACCCATTGCTCTCCACTGTTCGTCATCTAAACGACGAACAGGCTTCATACCGATGGATTCAGGTTGATGCTCTGTAGTCAGTTTGTTTTTCATATCAGAAACCTGCACACTTTACATAGGGGGTTCGGGTATTCCCACTAGCGTTGTCTATTGTTACTGCACTTATTGTTACTGCACTTACCCAATAGTTACCGTTACCACTATTGTTCAGGGAAACAGTGCATACCGGAATAGCTGCATAAGTACTTCCAAAAGTATATACATGAGTAGTGTTGTTTGCCAAGAGGACATTATCAAATAATTCGAGATGAGATCCCACGAGCAATGAACCGTTTTTATAGGTACTAGCGCCTATCCCAGTTCCGCACGTTGTTCCCGGAAACGTGACTACTAGAGATGGGTCAGTTTGCATGCAGCTAGAAGACGTTCCACCTGTCGAGACTAAATTACCAGAGTTATCATACGCATTCGCCGAATACGAAGGCGCGATCGTGATTAGGTAAAGGATCAGAACTAGAATCCTACGCATATTGCGCTGTAATTCTGCGATAAAGCGTTGGTGTTTGTGACGACGAGCTGAGTCGTGCTCGTGCTAGTGACATTGAACGCGGGGGTTATGCTAGTACCGCTAGCTACCGTAGACACTGTGCATACTGGAGCCGCCGCATACGCCGCTCCAAAGGTAAACGTGCCCGTAGACACGCCTGCTACAGAAGTGGAAGGAACAGTTTCGACGTGAGTCCCTCCTAAAAGGGTCGTGTTGCTACGGGTAGTAGGGCAACTTCCCCCCGCCGCGTTCGCTAGTAATCCCGATGCTCCTGCTTGAACACATTTTCCCGAGGTAAGGCCGGAGTCGGTTACTCCTGTACTAAATAATCCCGCAGCTAGTCCTACGTTTCCAGAGCAATCTATAGTTACCAAATTTGTATCCAAACTCGTGCCCGCGTATTGCCCGATATCTAAGCAAGTCCCTGAAATACCAGCGATACTGTTGGCGCTTGCGGAACCAATAGCTGTATTTTTCGTGTTAGTATTGGTATATGCAAAAGCTATAGGAAAATTCCCTCCAGTGCCTCCGACATAGTTACCGAATACTGTTGTATTTCCCGCGTTAGAACTTGAAAGAGTTCTAATTCCTCCATTAGTTGCAGTAAAAGCTCCTAATCCGTTACTACTTGTTGTAACCGCTCCTGAGAAGGTAGGAGCATTCGTAATAGTTACATTTGGAGTTGTTCCTCCCGAGGAGGATATGTTTCCTGACCCTGTTACTGCGGTTACGGTACCGCATGCCGAACCAACAGCTGTGACAAGACCCGCAGTAGATGCTTGCATACAGTTCCCAGGGGTCAATCCAGTGACTTGTAAATTTTGCACGACGGTGTTATTGGCAGCAGCAAGGGCGGATACTGGAAGACCCAGTACCGCCACCAGCGTGAGGGCTTTTAACCGTTTCATACTAGAACCCTATGCAGATCACATTGAACACGGCGGCACTCTCAGATCCGTCGAAGATGACTGCGGTAGTCGTGCTCTCGGAGACAACATCCACAGGGATAGGGTTCGGACCCGAATTGAAGCTCGTCGCGGTGCAGAGCGGCGCTGCCGTGTATGCTGCCCCGAAGGTCACAGTCGCCTCCCAAGGGGTCGTTGCGGAGGTCGTAACCTGCTTCGTTTCGATGTGGAGACCGCTCGCCCGCGCTCCTGCGATGTACGTGGTCGGGCACTGCTCCCCACTTGAGGTGAGGGCTGATGACCCGTTGGTTGACACGCAGTTCGAGGCAGACAACCCTGGAATGGTTGGATTTGATGGGATCGAAACGACGGGGGTCGTAGTCGGGTTCGTGACAGTGATTTGGTTCGCTGTACCCGAGACAGAAGTAACAGTTCCTGACGCACAAACACCGCTAGCCGGAACAACAGTACTGCTACCATCGGTTTCCAAGCATCGTGAAGCAGTAACCCCCGAGAGGTTAAGGGTGTTGATGACCGTCGAGTTCGCAGGCGGGACAGCCAACGCAGGGGCGGACGCCGTTGCGAACGCAAGAACTGTGGCTGCTAAGGTCTTACGAGTGCGTGCATTGAACATTGTACTGCGCTCCTGTTTGACTGCTGTCGTAAATGGTAACGGCTGATGCGCTCTCGGAGACTACCGTCGCGATAGTCGTCAACGGAGCTGAACTGAAGCACGTCGCTACGCATATCGGAGGTGAAGCGTACGGTGTGCCGAAGGTGAATGTCGCCTGCCAAGGCGTTACCGCAGACGTAGTGAGCTGTGTGACCTGTGTGCGCGTCGTTGAATCGCACGTAGGGCACGATACCGTGACCGTTCCTCCGACCGTGTTCGTTACGATAGGGGAGGTGCCGTTAACGGCCATTACAGCCCCACTGCCCGTCGCATTGAACAGGACCCGGCTAATGCCTCCACCTGCCGCTATCAGGGTAATCGGAGTCCCAGTACCCGTCGTACCGTCGAGCCGAACCGCGATCATATCGGCGCAGTTGAATGCGTAGCTTCCTGCGGATGTGATCGAAGTGCTTGGGTTCAGACCGTCAGGCGAGACAACGGTGAGAGCCTGCGTCCATGCCTGAGTATTGTGATACAGACCCTCGACCTTCCAGGAGCCTCCTACCGACCCGTTTAGTCCTACTACGCAGGCGCTCTGACCGCCCATGCCTGGAAGAGTGAGATAAGGGCCTGTCGGATGGTACGGGTTGCCTGTGACCTGCAAAAACGCTACGTCAGCGAAAGCATCTCTCGGAGGAACGACAGAACAAATAAAGCCTAGAAAGAATAAAAAGAGCAGTACACCCTTCTTAATCATTTCTTCTTGCCTTCTTTCTTCTTCATCGCCATTTGTTCCACCATCTTCATGATAGACATTTTCTTGACAGAAGTTCCGCTGTGCTTCGGTTTCTTAGGCATATAAATCCTTACTGGAGAAGAGCAGTAACTACACACTGGCCCCAATCCATCGTTGGCACTGGATCGGCGACTGTTATGTCAGCATTGAAAACTGACCCACTTGTGGGAGTGTAAGGATTATTTAGTTTAACACTTGCTTTGTTTATGTAGGGTCCATTATGAGGACTCGTCGGAAGAACTAAATTGCCTACAACAGTAACACTGTCTGACTTATACTCCGTGACAGTTACTGTTCCTCCACCGATTCCATTAGTTTCCGCGAAAGGATACGGGTAGTTCGCGTGTCCTGCTAGTGCTGGGTTAAACGGCATACATTGGATAGAAAATCCTGTTATTTGAATAAACGAAAGGGATGTTGAATTAGGGTCTAATGTACTCGCTAACAAACTTTCATTCGTGTAAATGTTGAAATTGAAAGCCGACCCACCACCACCAAAATTCAGGGAAGTGTTGTAGACGCTTGAAAGTGTATTTACAAACACAGGATTCAAGTTCTTCGCAGTAAGAGATCCTGTAAGGGCCACATTCCCAGTGAGGGTCTGCTTCTGTCCCGCTTCGCTGGCATCAGCAAAAGAGGCCGTAGGAAGGAGGCCGAGGAGAAGGGCAATGAGAGCGGAGAGCTTTTTCATGTTCATTATCCTGCGGTAGCGATCCAGTAGACTGTGGCGGCGGCATTGCTTGCCGTACTACAAAGGTTCGGGGTAAACCCGGTCGTGGTGATGGAGGACGGTGAGAAGGTGTCACCGACTACTGGTGACGTGCTGCCTGCGATGTCCGGGGTGGAGAGGAACGGCGTTGCGAAGACCACGGGGGTACCCGCTACGCAAGTTCCAAGAGACGCGGTGATCGACTGATTGCCGTGCTGAGTGCACGGGAGACTAGTTAACTGACTACTCCCGCCTACATTGACGCAATAATTAGGAGTGAGGGTAGTGTCGATGAAGTCAGAAGCTTGTACAGAGGCATTTACAGTCACATCCGCATCGAAATTCGATGTGCTGTTAACTTGGAGGGTATCGGTGGACACACTATCGAAAGCGGGGGTAGTGTCAGCCGTAAGCACAACTGCTCCGGTAGTCGGAGAAGCGACAAGAAGACTGTTCGCAGAAGTGACTGAGGAAACTCCTCCGCAGGCGGAACCAGTGCTTGTAAGTCTACGGCTGCCGTCCGTTGCAACGCATTGATTCGCATTAAGTGCATTGACTGTTACAACATCGTTCGTAAGCAAAACACCGTTTATAGTGAGATCCCCGGAGAGAGCTGAATCACCATTGGCTGTGAAATCCGCTACGGTAGTGTGACCAGGCAGGGTTGGGTTGTTAGAAATGGAAACAACTGGGGTCGTAGTGCCGTTAACGACCGTGATCTGGTTCGCCGTGCCCGAGACAGAGGTAACTCCGCCTCCGCCGCATGGTGATCCGGTACCGACGAATACACTTCCTCCGGTAGTTTCTACGCATTCCCCGGGACTAATGGACAAGTCTGCTAGACCGCCCGTAGTTACGCTTCCAGTTACTCCCATCGCTCCATTGAACTGAGAAGTGCTGTTGACCTGAAGGGTGTCAGTGGTCGTCAGGCCGGTGAAGATCGGGGAGTTAGAAAAGTCGAGAACGACTGCCCCGGTGGTCGGAGCAGCAGAGAGGTTAGAGTTCGTCGAGGTGACGGAAGAGACACCTCCGCCTGCACCACAAGGAGAACCAGAACTAAGGAGTTGTCCACCAAGACCCGCTTGGACGCATTGCCCATTTACTAAGTTATCTGCTATAAGAGAACCGGCTTCGAGGTCATTTGTAATGATGCCCGTAGACGCATGCACAAAAGAAGCAGTAGTAAACCCGGCGGCAGTCACATTACCGACAAAGGTAGGGTTTGAAATGATGTCACCGATGACTGCGCCAGTAGTAGGACTGAAAGTCAAGTTATTCGAGGGTCCAGGGTTTATTGAAGAAACTCCACCGCCTCCTCCGCAGGCCTGACCAATTACTTTATGATTCGAGTCAGTCACTAGGCACTGTGCAGCAGCGATAGAGGGAATAGTGATAGAACCTTTGAAAGAGTAATTGTACGGCATAGTTACGACCTGATCCGCGCATACCGATGCAGGAAGAAGAGCGAATAGGGCGAGACTGATAACGAATCTCTTCACTTCTTCTTCGCTTTCTTCATTTTCTTGTTGCTTTCCATGTTGAAAGCCATAGCCTTCGCTATTTTGCCGCCGCCCTTGCCTATTTTGCCCACTTCTTGAGGCTTATGCTTCTTCTTTTTCATTTTAGGCATCCTTTAGACACAAAGAAACGGCACTGTCACCTTAATTCTAACACATTCCGTCAATGTTTCCAATTCATTCCGTGAAACCCTGCGGAGTAGGGGCTGCCGAGGGGCTTCTCCTCGGGCCAGAAGGGTTCTTGAGGCTTACTCAGCTCAAAAATGTCCTTGAAATCAGGTAGGCGCTGCCTCGCAGTCTGTGTTCTGCCCTCGTGCTTGGCCAGAGAGTCGAGGATGTCCTCATGCACGAGTTCGTTAGCTGCTGAGAAGTTATCAATCTGCTCAATCAAGGACTTCTGATCAGGGAGTAGGTAGAGTCTACCCGCGCGTACTCTCGGTTCAAGCATTTGTATACGAGTGGACTTGTTCTGACCGCCTACCTTGTCCTCTTCAATCAGTATGCTCAGGCCCTTCTCTCGGAGCATGCGCTGGAGCATGGGTATCCACAGACCATAACCGCCTACGTTCTCTACAATGATCTTCGTCGGGGAGTAGAACTGAATCTGAACGCAGACTCGCTCAAGGATCTCAGAGACTGACCCCTTCCATCCGGCTGCAACGAGGGTCCACCAACGGTCAGCAAAGTCCGTACCGACGATGGTGATACCGTGGTAGTCGCTCTTGCGCGTAGGGTTCATGCCCGCAGGGTCCCACGCCATTGTCGTATTGACCGGGTACTGCTCCCCCGTCGCTAGACGTATGATGTTCGTCTTACCCATCTTTATCAAGGAGAAGTCCGTGATATTCACGTTGGAGATGTCAAATACCCGGTCTTCGTCTGCGACGGGCTTATTCTCGTAATTGGCTGCGAAGTACCGCGCCTTGCCCGGACGGTTACGTATGCTTTCGAGGAATTCGTGACTCTGCCAAGCGGGAAAGAACAGGCCTTGAGGGCCGTCCCAGCAGGAGCGTATGAACTTCTGGTAGCGCTCGGGCTTCCCTTCGCTCTTGCGCTTATCATCGTCCTTTATGATGCGACCGAAGGCGTCATCTACGTGCCACCGGGTCCCTGTGACCATAAGCGTCCCACGAGGGTCAAGCATGGACTGGAGAGTGTCTAGGTAGTCGGCGACTTGATCGCGTTGCTCTTGCGTGACGACGTTCTTCTCGTTTACAAGATCGTCAGCAATGATGAGGTCATAGTGAGTAGACGTTAGATCGGAGCCTAAGGACCCAGTATCGACGGTAGGCTCAATAAGGGATAAGTTAGTCCTTTTCCCCACCGTGATTTGGGAATCAGACCAGACGGCTGCTCGAAACTCCGGCTTCCATCCGTACCCGTACTCTTCAAGGAACTCGGCGTTATGAGAGAGATGATGTTTAATGACTCGAAGACGCCCGCAAGAAACTTTCTGCTTATGCGTTACCCACAAAATACGTACGTTCGGATTCTCCTTGATGACTCCCACGCAAGCGCCTACGAGTATCGACGATTTGTATGTACCACGAGGCATAAGCATCATGTAAAGTTTCTGAATGTCGCTGCGAAACTGAAAGTCTCCAATAGCTTCTTCGATGAAGACACAAGGAGCCATGTGCGTTTCTTCTTGCAGACCTATACCCGAGCTAGCAGTCTCATCGGACATGTTGAGGTAGTCGGTACAAAGTGAAAAGAGCCATTCCGATTCGGAAGACTCTTCACTAAATTCTACTCCTTTATCTTCCGAGTCCCATCCTTCAGTGACTCCGAGAAGATCCCTGGGATTCATTTGATGCCTTCCTCTTCTAACCTCGCGACCCAAGAGACTGCAATAGCCGCAATTTGTACCAGTTCGTCTTTGAGGTTCGATTCGTCTAACTCCTGAATCGCTCTGGCCACTTCTCCCACTTCCTCGGTGAGCATCGCTAGACGAACTATCAGAGGGCACTCCTTGTCATATGCGATGTAGGTGAACTTACCCTCTTCTTGGAGAGTTGTCTGCCGTCTGAGTTCGCAGTTAACAAGAAACTCAGCACGTTCTATGTTAGCGATGTACTTAAAGTTTTGCATGTAGGTTCTCCGTTATGTACTTCTTAACGAGAGGGATCAGTTTGTAGAGTTGGTCTCCAGGACAGGCAGTGCTGTATGGTGCAGTGTCGTGCGGATAAAATAGCGATGCAACGTCCCTGTGTCCGATGGTTCTTGCGATTGAGGGTATGTGTATATGAGACAAGACGGCAAGTCTATTGAGGGCGTCGAGCTGTGCTCCAGTTGGCCGACCAGTGTATCCAAGATCTCCTGACTCGAAATTCCCGATAAGACATGCTGCAACGCTCTGCTGATTTCTTCCGTAGCTGGCTGCGGATGACCATTCGATTGGCCGACCTTGGAAAATTGTGCCTTGGGGACTGATAATCCAATTGTACGCGATAAATGCCATGCCTTTCGCACGGTGTTCGGCATCAATGTCCAAAACAGTCTGATGAACCGAACCAGCCGTGTGATGAATGATGAAGTCAGTGATATCTGATACTTGTCGGGTTGCATAGTTCACTCCAGGGTTAGGGTAAAAAGGAAGGGGCGCAATCGCCCCGAACATATCTGGTTCTTGCATGTTGACCTCTAAGCGAGAGAGATAGTGACCGCCGTGTTGCCGACCGTTTCAGAGAACGGAAGAGCAGGGCTGACCGCGAACGATGCAATAGCTTTCAGTAACTGAGACACGCTAAGGAACTGATGATCTGCTGTATATGAGATCGTGACGAGGTACTTGCTCTTGCCTGCGTAGAACGAGAAGCTCGCTTGTTGTCCGAGGAACAAGAGGGTGACGAAGAGTTGTGCTTTTTGGAAGATGTTCATATTGTGCCTTCTTTCAAGTCGATTAGCATTTTTTTGACTGCTGCTAGTGCAAGGGTTCTCTGCATGAGATTGTCTTTACGTTCCTTGTCGTAATCTTTCGTCAGTTCGTTGAGGATAGAATCTACCATGAAGATGCATGACGAGAGCACCATTTTTACGTCGATAGGTTTTTCAAGATTATCCATGAGCGGGAGGGACTGAGGGAGGAGGAACCTCGGGGTCCGGGGGCTGTGTCTGATAGATGTGAATGATCTCACCGGCTACGGCTGAAACAACGCTTATGATCGCTATTACCTTCGTTGCGTTCGGTCCAAGAAGAGAGGTGATCCCCTGGGTGAAGGTGACGTCCGTAGCTAAGGCTGAGAGCCCTGCGAGACGGGCGAGTATGCCGAGAGCGTTTAACTTCCCCATATCAGAGCCACTTTGTGTGCATACGAATGAGGTACTTCTCTAAAATGTTGTTGCATACTTCCTGTACGCGCATCGTGACGTTAGGAGTCGAAAGGAGCAAGGATACCGTCTCTATGAGAGTATCGTACTCGGCAAGTTGTTCGGGGGTAAGGTCTAATTCCTTCATTTTTGCTCCTAAAACGGCATCGGAATGAGGTTATCTTCGACTTTTGCGAGGATCTCCCTCTCGTGAATAATCGCTATGGGCTGTTTTTCTCCGGCGAACCGGGGGTTTACGGAGTCATCGTAGGTCACGAGGCGCTCTGTATCTCTTTCGTACATTACCAAGTCACCCGGCACAAGGTCGAGGTGATTAAAAGGGCTACAGGCCAGAACGAACCCCCAAACCCTCGTCCACAATTCGTTCAGTTTAACATAAAGCCCTCCTTCCGTGAACCCTTCCGGCGAATACGGACGGATGAGGTAGGTGTTTGGCCTTATGTCCAGTCCCCATAACCGTGAATAGTCCGAAGGACGTTCAAAAATCACAGAAGATTCAAATTTTGGGTACCTCTCCCTAAAAGAACTTCGATCTGGTAGACGATTTGGCAGGCGTTTCGGTCTCTGGTGTATCATTTTTTACCTTCTTCGTATTCTTTTCGGTAGTCAATTTCTTCTCGGGGGCTTGGGTCACTTCTGGGAAGACGGGGTACTGGCGTAGTTCTTTGGCGAGGTACTCCAGACCGTATGCGTTGAGGGCCAGGAGGATCAGGTTTGGCTGTACCCCGGTAATCTCCCATATCTGGTATGCGGGCAAGAGGTACTGATTCGGGAAGGTGAGGAGGACCTGGGTCTTTCCGTTAGGTTCGTCCTTCAGTGCCCGCAGCCTGGATGCTATAAAATGATGACGGGTTCGGTTCTTTCTCTGCGTATGTTGTAGGTCTGCGATGTGTTGAGCGAACTTCGACAGCTCCTCGGTGTTGATGTTCTTTCTGTGTTCGCTTGCAAACACCTTGATGAGATACCCCAGTCCGTCTGGAATAAGCTCCCGCTTCGCCACTTTCATTCGGGTAGGTGCGTGCTGCCCTCCCTTCTTAATTTCGTGGGTGCGCGTCCTGTGCTTGACCAGGTCTCCTACGTAACGGAACTCGTACTGACAGACCATGCAACAGATAGGTGTCTTGAAGCAGCTTGGACACATGCAGTGGAGATCGTGTTTCGGGTTTCGAGAGGCTGCGATTTTCTCGTAGTAGTCAGGTTCTCGGTCTAGCGTCGTGAACTGCGGCATCGGTCAAACTCATCCGTCAAGTGCTTCCAAGCTATCTTGTGCTTGATGTTGAATATCGTAGTAGGTGAGATGTTGTACCGCTTGGCTAATGTTCTCACCGAAGCCTGGGCCGTGTAGATCTCCCTCACCTCCTGCTCGTTCAGCAGACTCCGCCCGTGGTCTAGTCCGTTGGCTTTCAAGTTCGTCCTCCCAATCTTGGTAGGCCTGATTTAGGGGGTCGATAGGTTCGTGCTCGAAGCGGTGTACAAACTCACTCATGATTAGTTCCGTGCCCTTCTCGCAAGAACTGACTCTTCCTTGATGATGAGATATGTCTTACCGTCGATGCGTGCCTGGCTAGCGGTAGTGTTCGAGTAGAAGATCTCATCGCCCGGCTGAAGTTCGGAGGGCTCCTCCGTACCGTCTGAGAATCGACGCGGCCCTCCAACTTCGATCACCTTACCGTGACCCTCGTACTGAGCTTGGTGGGGGTCTGAGGTGACGTACAGGCCAGAGGCAGTAACGGTCTGCTCAGGGAATTCTTCGACGAGCAGTTTACCGGGCATTACCGTGAGTCGCATGGGGTTACTCCTTGGGTATTGTTGGGGGAAAGAAGGTGCCTCCAAGAGAGGCCACGTTTGATGTTCGAGATCGAGGGTTTGGAAACTCCGTAGATTTTGGCTAGGTCTTGCAGGGTGCCGGGTGCGCTCCTTATCTCGATGACCTGCTCCTCGGTGAGTTTCGACATCTTACACGCTGAACCCTTGGGGACCTTAGGAGGGTCGGAATGCAAGTACGCCGTGAAACTCTCGAAGAGGTGGTCAGGGTTTACGCAGTGGATATCACGGCAGGAGGTACGTAGGAACTTCCTGCTTCGACTCATTTGTTTATGCATAGTTTCTAAGGTGTACTTCTCACACTCCTGGTCGTACAAATAGAACGCGAATCTCGTAGTTTGTACTTGAAAGGGTACTGAGATCCTAGAGTCGATGCGCTTACGATTCTTTTTAAGGTACCAGCAGGGCACCCCTTCCTCGTCTCGCTGAGTAGAAACTTCGAGCATCTCTTTGAACTTTACGGCTAGGTCCATCCAAGTGAGTACGTTCGGGACTGGTTCTAGTGAACTGATGTTGTTCTTCTTGAAATTGTCTAAGTGCTCTTGGGTTACTTCATAGAGTTTCATTTCATTTTATCTCCTTGTATAAGTAGTTCTTGTTTGGTTACGGGAAGAGGTGTTCGAGGATGTAATAGGCACCCCATACTAGGCCCCATATTAGCATGAGCCAGCATCCTATTTGTCCAGGTATTAAGGATATGCTGCTTCGTATGTAGGTTTTGTTTGGGTCCGGCCCTAGTGTATACCGCCCGTTCCCATAGTCAGCGCCGTATCTTTTGTCCATGCTTAAGTATTCTCCAAAGGATAAGTGAATCCCTCCCGGTTAGGGGAGGGATTAAGAGGATTTAGAACCCAGACTCTCTTAACCAGAATTCGGCTAAAGCTTTTCGTAGCTCAGGATAAGGGAGATTTAACTGCATCCACAACCGAATAGTTTCAAGCGTAAAGTAGCTGTAGCTCTTTGAAGAGCTATTCAGTTCTTCCTTTAATAACTCTGTTAGAAAGTCTGCTGCTCTCTGCCGTTGTTCAGACGTGTAATCGAAGATGTCTGTAATTTCAGGAAGGTTGCGATTAATTCTGTTTTGATCTGATGTAGGGTAGTACAGTTCTTGAGCTGCCTCCCTAGGAGAGTATTTCAGTATCGAGATCGCAATCTTAGCTTTGTCCCAGTTGTCCATTGTATGCTCTTTCTGCGGAGGATGATCACTACCGCACCCGTATGTTTCTCTGGTAGATCAGGAGACTCCTTTCTCTTTCGCATAAGAGAGGACTTTAGTCCCTACATAGCCGGGATTTTCAGAGCTATTCAGAAAAAGCTTTCCCCCCTACCCCCCATTGTAAAGTTTTCGTGTCGCCCCCCCTAGGGGGACCCCTTTAAGGAAGCTTCCTTGTCAAGCGACTTGGCCGACTCTTAACAGTTCGGAGAACACAAAGAAAGAGCCCCTCACCTTGCGGTGGGAGCCCTTGGAGGGGGTCGATGCTGGCTACTTAGTCTTGAGCAGTCCTGTGATGCTGTAGCCCACTAGCATGATTGCAGTAAGCGCTACTGAACCGATGAGCGAGACTGCTATGAGCGTGTCCATGAAGTTCTTGAGTGCTGCTTCCATGATGTCCTTCTTCCTTATAGAGAGATGTCAGCTTGCTATGTAGCGGCGTTGAGGGCCCAACAAAGTCTTCTCGGATTGTTTGCCGTCAGTAAGAACGAAGTCAATTCCGGGCTCGTCTTTCCTGAATATGAGTAACCATTCAAGCATTGTCTCGGCGGTTACATCTCGTTCATGCTTCCACATCCATCCGTACGCTACCGACATTCGTTTCGACCACAACTTCACTATCGTTCTCCTTAACATGGCTACCGCCAGGCGGTTCTATACCAGTATAGCAGTTAAGGGATCACTTGTCAACGTCCCTTGGGCCTTCCTTACCGGGTCTTAACAGTCTAAAGTCTTTGTAATTAGGCTTGCCTAACTTTATAATTAGGCTTGCCTAACTTGTTAGTTCATCCTAACTAACTCATTAGTTCATCCTACCTTAGAGGATTCTTAGCAACAGCTAAGGCTAAGGAAGGGGTCTCTCACACCCCCTGTTGGTCTAGCGTGCTCAACATGGGTTTGCGAATGCGGGTCATATGAACGCCTAGGCCACGAGTTTGCCGTAGAGCGGCTCAAGATGCGCGTAGAGCCGTTCGTTGAATTGCTTGGCCAGGAGGCGAGCTTCGGAGCGTGTGGTCGTGTACGTCGTCTCGAACCGATCGAGGGTCCTTACGACGGCCCAGCCCTTATGCTTCTTCGTAACGGTGTAGGTGCTCATAGGTCCTCCATAACACGAACAGACGAAGTGGTCGGTAGAGGGTACGGGAGCGGGTTGCTGATTCGGTCGGCGCATGCGACCACGAACATGGTGGCCAAAGCGAGAAGGAGCCAACGGTACATATATCACTTAATTACTTCCTAGAGCTTGGAGGAGTGCTGCGTAGCCGCCAATGACTGATCCGCCTGTTGATACTGAGTGAATGGCGTCGAGAGCGAGGACCAGTCCGACACAGGGAACCGCTAGCCAGAAGTTGCCAATGATGAAGGCCGTAAAGATGTTCATGTTCGTTCTCCTTAGTGAGTACTAATGTTTACTACTTTCTTATTCTAACTCTTCATCTATACTTAGTCAACGCTCTGGGGTAAAGTGCGAGTTAACTTGTCATAGTCTCTGATCAGCCGAGTATAAGCACGACAATCCTCTTCTGCCCGTTCTTGCTCGATGAAGATAGTCTGAGCCGCTCTACAAGCCTGTCCGTAGCGGGTGACAAGTTCATTCCATCGACGGTCGGCAGCGTCTCGCAGGGCATGCAGTTCCTCTTTCGTCCTAGTCATTCCAAGTCTCCTTCCATATTAAGAAAAGGAAGTCGTCTAAGTCGAATCCTTCCGTGTCGCATACTTCCAGCATGCGGTAATAGTAATCGTCTCTACCGCTAGCCCATTTTTCAATCGTTTGCGAGACTTTCATCCTAATACTCCTTTGTAGACTTGAGCGTTACCGGCGACGCAAGCGTCACCGGAGATCTTAGCGTCGCCGCAGACCTCAGCGGCACCGAAGACCCTGGCGTCACCGTAGACCCAAGCGGCACCGTAGACCTGGGAGTCGTCGTAGACTTGAGCGTTACCGGCGACGCAAGCGTCACCGGAGATCTTAGCGTCGCCGTAAACCTTAGCGTTAACGAAGATCTTAGCGTAACCGTAGATCTGGGCGTCGCCGTAGATCTGGGCGTCGCCGTAGACACGAGCGTTACCGGAGATCTTAGCGTTACCGTAGACCTTAGCGTTAACGAAGATCTTAGCGTCGCCGTAGATCTTAGCGTTGACGTAGACCCACGCGTCGCCCTCTTGAGAGAGATTACGCTCGTTTTCAACGAATCCGCCGAGATCTCCGGCCTTAACCTCGCCGAAGTCCTTGAGAGCGCGTATGCGGTAGAGTGTTCGTGTACCGACGCTGATACTTTCGTTTGTGAGTTCGTACTTCATGCTGTTCTCC